TGAATACAGACATCCTGTTGAACGAAAAGAATGGAATGTTATTGTTTCTGGTCCAGTCAAGTATCCTGTATACAACATTGACAGTTACAACGATTACTTAACTGCACTAAATTCTAATGGACCTGAAATGTTCTGGATGAGTAGTAGCAACATATCTCCTACAATTCCTGATTTGTATTTTTTACATGAAAATGAATACGACAGGAAAACACACCATAGCTTCATTCATCAAGTTGAAGGTAAAACTTATCGAAATGGTTTATTTTTAATTTCGAAACACAAGACTGTTACCGAAAAAGAAATAGAACACAGATTTATTGTTAACGCAAAAGAGTGGGACATAGTTGCAAGCAGTCCAGTTATATATGATAAGTTTTATATAGAAACATTTGACGATTATATCAATGCATTAGATAATACCAAAACAGAAATGTTTTGGGCGTTATCACACAACATTAAAGTAAACGAAAACGAACTTGAAAAAATCTATTTTACTCATGACAATGAATATGATAGAAAACAAAATCATGCATTTGCGCACAAAGACAACAACGAAATAAAATTTAACGGCGTGTTCTTATTAAGTAAACATAAACCTATTACCGAAAAAGAAATAGAACACAGATTTATTGTTAACGCAAAAGAGTGGGATACTGTTGTATCCACAAACGGTCAATATGAAAAGTTTACTGTTAACAACTACAACGATTATTTAAATGCATTAGAAAAATCAAAAACAGAATTGTTCTGGGGCGTTCCTTCGGATGTGATTGTATTAAGTGATTTTAAATTCGATATGAATTTTAATCATTCAAACGAATATGATAGAAAAATAAATCATGTCATGTTTAACGGAGATTATAGAGACGGAATTGTTCTTTTTAGTAAACACGCTGTCGCAACACAAAAAGAAGTTGATACAAGATTTTATGTAAACAAAAAAGATCATAATATTGTTGCATCATATCCTAAGCCGTATGATTTCTTTTTTATCGACACGTATGATCAATATTTAGATGCTCTTGAAAAATCAGCTACCGACATGTTTTGGATGGGCACACATAATATAAAAATCTCTGATACGTTTAATTTAAACATGTACTTTAGTCATCACGAGACATTTGATAGAAACATAAATCACGTGTTTAAACATAAATGCGGTGACGAAATTTCGTTTGATGGATTATTTTTGTGTACTAAAAAAATAGTGTTAACTGAAAAAGAAGTAGAACACAGATTAATTGCAAAACGAAAAGAATGGGATATAGTTGCAAGTGGTCCAGTTGTTTATGATAAGTTTATTATAAAGAATTACGCCGACTATTTAAATGCAGTGCAAAACTCAAAAACAGAAATGTTTTGGTCAATTCCTGATGATGTTGACATTGCAAATAATTTTAAATTTGATTTGTATTTTCCACACAATCAATGGTTTGAAAGAAGTATACATCACATCTTTAAAAACGGCAGTGCATACGATGGCGTAGCTTTAATGAGTAAAAAACTTCCAGCAATTGAACACGAAGTAACACATAGATTTTATTTAGAAAAGAAAGAATACGACATTGTAGCAAGCAATCCAAAAACTTATGACATTGTGTTTATAAGCAAAGACGAAGAACATGCAGATACAAATTATAGTAAATTAAAAGAAAGATTTCCTAACGCAAAGCGTGTACACGGAGTACAAGGCATACACCAAGCACATATTGAAGCAGCACGACTTTGTTCGTCTGAAATGATCTGGGTTGTTGATGCTGATGCCGAGATTATTGATAATTTTAATTTTGATTACTATATTCCAACATACGACCCTGATAGTAAAAAAACAGTTCACGTTTGGAAATCACTGAACCCTATTAATAACTTAGTATACGGATATGGTGCAGTAAAGTTGTTACCTAAAGAGTTAACACTAACCATGGACACAACCAAGCCTGACATGACTACAAGTATATCTACATTGTTTAAGTCTATAAACCGTGTTTCCAATATTACTAAATTTAATACCGATCCGTTTAGTACTTGGAGAAGTGCGTTTAGAGAATGTGTAAAATTGTCATCAAAAACCATTGACGGCCAGCGAGACGAGGAAACTGATTTTAGATTAAACGTCTGGTGTACTCGTGGCAAGGATAAAGAATTTGGCGATTATTGTATTGCTGGTGCAAATGCAGGTAAGCAGTACGGTATAGATAATATAGGCAACATCGAAGCGTTAAGAAAAATCAACGACTTTGATTGGCTAAAAGAACAGTTTACGAAATTAAATCAACAATCTTAAAAACTGTGTCTAATTTTTGCTGATTTGCTTTACGTCTAAGAGTGTTGGCCAACCCAGTATGCAAGGGTTTTGGCCAACTTCCAAACTTAACCCAGGCATATCCGTCATGCTCATTGTTTAAAGTAGGAACAAATTCATGGTCAATTACACACAAGTATGTGTGAAATTTAAAATGTTCATCGTTACTTATAAATGTTTCCAACGGAATAACTTTTTTAATATCAGGCATAGTCCCTATTTCTTCAGTTATTTCTCGTTTTAACCCTTCCCACGGAGTTTCACGTTCTTCATTTGTACCGCCAACTAAACCCCAAACATTGTTTTGTTTAGATTGCGTTCTATGAAGTAATAAAAATCTACTAGTGGATAATGTATAAAACAGTGCACCGGAACAAACAATACTTTTCATACTAATAATTAGCGTTATGGAAACAGCGCCCAAGATCCTTGTGAATATTCGCCTTCGAAACTTTTAGTCCAATATTCGCCAGTCCATTTATACTGACTTCCTGTTGCTAGATTAGTTATAAAAATAGGATTTGCATTTTCACTTGCATCAAAAATAACATTCCACTGATCGCCATCCCACTCAATTATATCATTCTCGCCCGCCACTAACTCGCCAAACGGACTGTTTGTACTCTTCCATCCGTCTGCTCCGTCGTCGTTGTTGTCGTTGCCCACTTTGCTTAATATTAGTAAACGTAACCCTACAACCAATCTAGTAGTTGGGTTCCAACGTAGAGGATCAATAATGTAATCCATGCTAGTATAACTATTAGGATTTCTTGCACTACTAGTCAACACAGTATTTGCAGGAAATGTATCTTCGTCCCAATCGACAATTAACTCTGTTGGATCTAATGGATTAACAGTTATGTAGCCAATAATATATGTACCATCACCGTTTGAAATTCGTATCTGACTTACACCGGCAGTATAACATCCCGGTACTTGTTCAAATATTCCATTCCAATTTACAGTACCGACTTCGCCCTTGTCAATAACGTATGCTTTTCCGCCCTTGATATAAAGTCCTAATCCTAGTATACCAATACTACCATTTGCACTTCCTAATGCAGCAGGAACAAATGTTCGTTTAACGTTAAAGTCCATTTCTCCTGTTCCGGTATTTGGAAACTCTCCCTTATCGACTGTTGTTTCAACTGTTCCGTCTGCACCGACAGTTGTTCTTTCTTCACGAATAGTCCAGTTATTGTTTTCAAGTATACCTTGACCTGAACTTATTCCTAAGTCAATAGATCCAGTTGCTTCGTTGAATATACTTGTAATAATACTTGTAATAACTCCTAGACGTTTTACTTTTGCTGGTGGTGATATAAAGATAGGAGTACTAAATCCTAATGTAGCTATGTCTATCTCTGAGTCAACACCTACAGGAATACTTCTGCTGCTAAATGTAATACTTTCTAAATTTATTACGCTTAAACTAGTCCAGTCAACAAAGTTATCTGTTGTTTGTATTTCTAAACTAGGATTAAACAACATTAATATTTGTTCTAGTATTTGTAGTTTCTGATCTGTATTAGTTGTCCATATATCAACACTTACTGCTAAATTGTAAGGAGTAGGCATTAAACGTTCAACTGTGTAATTTTTGCCTTGGGTATTTAAGTACTCGTTTCCGCTAGTGTCATATGCACGTTCTCTAATGTGAACTTTACTAACATATGACGAATCACTGGTTCTACTTCTGTCCATTTCTAAACCAGTAACGTAAACTGCCATGCGAGGAGCACTGGGTATTTTGTTTTCAGAATTATCTCTCATAATACTAGCAACTTGTCTAGTCAGGTCGCCGTATGTTACCGGAACTTGTCTCAAGTCACCGTCTCCATCTTTGTACGAAAAGTTACTCATCATTCTAATAATTTGAGTTAAATATCTTCTTATTTGTCCGTCATAAAAATGCAAACTCATTATTTTTTATCCATCCAAGCTCTTTTTACACATTAATTATCTGCCTTTGGTCTAAGAGCCTTTGACAAACTCTGTCTTTCATCGACTGTATCATCACACACAGTAGTTGTGTTAATATTATTAATAAACGTACCTTTTTGTGTGTTTCTAGTTGTTGTATTACTTAGTGTTGTTCTTACGTTGTCTTCCATTTTAACCCAGCGAGTTCCGTCAAATCTAAATAATCTATTTGGCATAAAATCTAATCTTAAAAAATAATCGCCTTTTGTTGAATTTAACGGAAACGTAATACCGCTACCAAATGCTTCACCGTTTGGTGCTAAACCGTCGCCAAGTAGATATCCCGAATACCCACTACGTTCGGGTGTCTGATTTACTCTATCTGCTAACTCATTTTGTGTCGATGCATCTAGCGTAGTTAAATCTGTTGTTATTAATTCCGTATGACCTCGTTCATCAACTTGTAATGTATAAAAATGACTAGTATCATATCCACTACTTGCTGCATCTGCTTCTGCTTGTGCAATAACTGCGTTGTTGATTTGCATATCAATTTCAAACGTACTAAGTACATCTCTTAATGTATTTCCTGCTTCATCTCCTGCAGGTAAATCGAGTATATCTTTATACTCTTGACTATCAATTATTTGTTTTAATTTTAATCTGTATAAATGCGGATACCATGTTTGGCTAAATCCCTCGGATGCTCTGTTTACATCTTCTACTACATAAAAACGTTTTAACGCAACTGAATAATCGTTAAGCGCATACTCGTCGACTAAATGTGGTAGCTCAATTACATCACCTGGCATGACTTTTCTACCTAATGTCTTAACACTGCTGTTTATATGCACTGTTAAAAACAGTGTGTCATTACTTAAAAATAATCCAAACTGACTTAAATTAAAATCGTTATCCTGAACATTGTATACCCCGCGGATCCGATATATGTCAGCATCGTATTTTCTGTCTCTATTTTCTAAAAATAACATATCTTGAATGTTAGTTTCTTTTATTGTAGCGTACTGAGGTTGATCTGCGGTTGCATTTTCATTGGATGGATTTTTGGTTCCAAGATACTTGTGTATAAACAAGTCGGTTCCGCCGATGCTGAATTGTTCGTTGATAATTCTATCAAGGAATTCGTAATCGGCTGTTTTGTTCGGGCGGTAAAGACTTAATCTAGGCATATACATATTTATCGTTACGATAAATACTATTGGAGACAACACAAAATGGTAGATAATAATTTAGTCACACAAAAACAAGAAGTGTTTGATTATGTACACACTATGTTAGGCGGCGGCATGATTGATGTGGAACTAGATCCAGTACACTACGAAGCAGCTCTAACCAAAGCCTTGAGCAGGTTTCGCCAGCGCAGTGAACACGCTGTTGAAGAAAGTTACATATCATTAAAACTCGTTGAGGACCAAAATGCTTATATTTTACCTCCGGAAGTTATCGAAGTTAGACAGATATTTAGACGCAGTGTAGGATCACGCAGTGGTTCAGGTGACGGTAGCAGTTTGTTTGAACCATTTAATCTAGCATATACAAACACATATTTGTTAGCAGGTAGTGGAATGGGCGGACTTGCAACATACGAGCTATTTGCAGGACAACAAGAGTTAGTAGGTCGCATGTTTGGTAGTTTTATAGAATTTACGTGGAATTCTGTTACTAAAAGACTAACACTGTTACAGCGCCCTAGAGCAGGCGAAGAAGTGTTGATATATTCATATAATTATAGACCCGACGGCCAACTTCTACAGGACTATCTAGCTAAACAATGGATTAAAGATTATACTCTTGCTGCCTGCAAATACATGTTAGGAGAAGCAAGAGAAAAGTTTGCCACTATTGCAGGTCCACAAGGCGGAACTAGTCTTAATGGAACATCGCTAAAAGCCGAAGCACAAGCTGAGTTAGAAAAATTAGAGAATGAAGTATTTACAGCAGTACCCGGTGGTACTGGATATACTTTCTTAATAGGATAACAGATGAAAATAAGAGATATCATACAGGAACAAAAAGAACCTAAGCTAACCGGATCTACAAAAAATCTGCCAGCAAGAGTTACTAATCCGTTGCCAAGTGTGTTTATACAAAAACAATTGCGTAACACAGATCCTTATATGCAATACAGATACGGACTTGCAGTTGCTTCGGCAAGGGCTTTACAAAACGGTGACATACAAGGAACCGATTTTGAACAAGAATCTGAGTGGGCTGAAAATTTAACACAAGTTAGCTTTGTTCCTGAAGATGACGAAACTGTTGCATTAGCAAGTAAGTTAATGGGAGTTACACCAAAGAGGATTGCTGCCTCAAAAAGTTTAGAAACAGCTAGTACAAATACAGTAAGCCCTGTGGCAAAAAAGAAACCAAATAAGTACGGTGTATAACTCTTGACAAAAGTCTTATATTTTGTTACTATAAGAAAATTGATAAAACACGAGGAATAAATGAGTTTACCAAAGTTACTTGTAATTGGGCATGGTCGACATGGCAAAGACACAGTCTGCGAAATACTTCGAGACAAATACGGGTTTAGCTTTGAAAGCAGTAGTCAGTTTTGCAGTAAACTTTTTATCTTTGACATGTTAAAGGACAAATATGGATATTATAATGAAGAAGAGTGTTATGCTGACAGACATAGTCACAGAGCAGAATGGTATGATGCTATCTGCAATTATAATGTTCCTGATGCAGCTAAGTTAGGTCAAGAAATTTTTAAAGCTCACGACATTTATTGCGGTTTACGTAATAAACGTGAATTCTTTGCTATGAAAAATACAGGAGTATTTGACTATGCAATTTGGGTTGACAGAAGTATGCACCTTCCTTTGGAATCAACTGACAGCATGAGTTTGGAACAATGGATGGCAGATTATACAATAGACAACAATGGTAGTTTACAAGATCTAGAATTTAATACAACACAACTGTTGTCTTTTATTCTTTAACTACGCATTTTTCTACCTGTAAACCACAAAATTCTCCGGATATAAGCTAAATAATAATAGCAACAACTATCCACAAGGAGAAATAAACAATGGCATTAGTATCACCGGGTGTACAGGTATCAGTAATTGATGAGAGTTTCTATACTCCTGCTGAACCAGGTACTACACCTTTAATTTTTGTAGCTACAAAAGAAAATAAAGCTAATCCGGGTAATACAGGCATAGCACCCGGTACATTAGCAGCAAATGCAAATAAAGTATACTTGGTTTCGTCACAAAGAGAATTATCTGAAACATTTGGCGATCCGTTATTTTATACCGATGCAAACAACAATCCAATTCATGGCGGCGAGCAAAACGAATACGGTTTGCAGGCTGCCTATTCATATTTAGGTGTATCAAACAGAGCATACATTGTAAGAGCCGACGTTGACTTAGCTGCTATTACTGCAAGTGCAACTGCTACAGCAGGTGATCCAACCAACGGATCGTACTGGTTCGATATTGACAATTCGTTCTACGGTATTTTTGAATGGAACGGTGCCGCAGGAACAACCACAGGCGGACAAAGTTTTTCAAATAAAGTTCCAACTGTAATCACCGATACAACAAAGGTTGTTGACTTTGACGGTGAAGACTACACACCAAAAGGTAGCGTAGGTGCAGTTGGCGATTACGCTGTTGTTGCTGTTACAAATGTAAACCGTATGTGGTTTAAAAACTCGGGCGGTGTATGGGTCGAAGTAGGGTCTGCTGCATGGAAAGCAAGCTGGCCAGTTGTTACTGGTACAAACAGTAACCCAACACTGGTTACTGGTAGAACTATAAACTTTGACTTAGCAAGTGACAGCTCGGGTGTAGTACCAGTAACATTAGCAGGAACAACATTGTCGTCATTGGTAACTAGTATTAACTCAGCAATGACCGGTACTGGTGTAAGTGCAGCCGTTGTAAACAGCAGACTAGTAATTTATAATAACGGATCAACTAGCGATCTGTTATCTATTTACGGCGATGACGCAACCTTTACACTACTAGGAATTGCACAAAGCGATTATTATTCGCCACGTTTAAATATTGCTCCGCATACTTCTGTTCCAGAATTTAAAACAAACGATGTACAACCACGTCCATCTGGATCAGTATGGGTTAAGACCACAAGTCCAAACCTTGGTGCTAAGTGGAGTGTAAAGCGTTACAGTTCCGACACTGAAGTTTGGAGCACTATACCTGCACCGATTTATGACACAAACCATGCTGCTATCTATAGTTTAGATAACGCAGGCGGCGGCGCAAATCTAGTCGAAGGCGACATCTACATTCAAAGCAACATAGCAGAAGATAGTGCTAGTGCTAAACTAGCAACATTTAAGTTGTTCAGAAGAAACGCATCTGGTGCTACAAGCATTAGAAGTTCTAGAGTAACTGCAAGCACATTCCCTGCAGGTTCGTGGACATTCACAATAAGCGAAAGCACAGTGAATTCGGCAACTATGTCAAGCGCATCGACTATTTCGTTCACGTCAACTGGCGCAGTATCTGATGCAGACCTTATTGCAAACGCAATTAATGCAGCCGCACTAACTAACGTAACTGCAAGTGTAGATTCACAAAACAGAATTACTATAAGCCATGCAACCGGCGGTGAAATGAGACTTGTAGACGGAACAAGCGATCCACTAGGAAACATGTTTGCAGTTTATGATGCAACTGATCCATCATCAACAACAAACTTCTATGATGCTCCGGATGGTACAGCAGGAAGTTACGTTGCTACTCTTTGGAAAACACTAACATATACTGCAAGCGAAACAGAACCAACTACTACACCAGCAGATGGCGCACTGTGGTATAGCAGTGTAGTTGATGAAGTGGATATAATGATTCACAACGGTACTACATGGGTCGGTTATCAAAACTTCAACGCATCTTACGCAGACTGCGATCCGCTAGGACCAATCGTTGCTGCAACTCAGCCGACTGAGCAGTCAGATGGTAGTAGTTTAGTTGACGGCGATTTGTGGATATCCACTGCTGACACTGAAAACTATCCTGGAATCTATCGCTATAACGGATTAACAAGCAAGTGGGTACAACTAGACAAGTCAGATCAAACTACTGAATCCGGTGTGCTATTTGCTGATGCTCGTTATAATACAGCAGGTGCCAACAGCGACGAAGCAGGCGATATTGCTGATCTTCTAACAAGCAACTACTTAGACCCAGATGCACCAGATCCTGCACTGTATCCAAAAGGTATGCTACTGTGGAATCTACGCAGAAGTGGTTTCAACGTAAAACGCTTTGAGCGTGATTATATCGACGTCAACGCTGAAAATATCAGATTTAGTGATCAGTCAATGGCTAGTTACTATCCGAATCGCTGGGTAACTGAATCTGCTAACAACGAAGACGGATCAGGTGCGTTCGGTCGTGTAGCGCAACGTAAAGTAGTTGTACAAAAACTACAAGCAGCGGTTAACAACAACGACGAAGCTCGTGATGACGAAACAAGACTGTTTAACTTAATTGCAACTCCTGGATATCCAGAATTAATTGGTGAAATGATTAGTCTAAATTACGATCGTGGATTAACAGCATTCGTAGTTGGCGATAGTCCAATGAGACTACAACCATCAACAACTGCAATTAGTAACTGGGCGTCTAACGTTAACTTAGCAGTCGAAGACAATGACATCGGTCTTGTAAGTCGCGACGAATACCTAGGTGTATACTACCCAAGCGGATTTACATCGGACAATGCAGGAAATAACATTGTTGTTCCGGCATCGCACATGGTACTACGCACTATAGCACTTAACGACCAAGTTGCTTATCCATGGTTTGCACCAGCTGGTACAAGACGTGGCGGAGTAACCAACGCATCTGCAACAGGTTATATTAGTGCTGAAGGTGAATTTGTAAGTATTGCACTAAACGAAGGTCAAAGAGATACACTATACCAAAACAATGTAAACCCAATTACATTCTTAAATGGTGCAGGACTAGTAGTATTTGGTCAAAAGACTCGTGCAAGAAATGCAAGTGCGCTTGACAGAATTAACGTTGCAAGACTAGTAATTTACTTACGCAGTCAACTTAAAACACTTGCGAAACCATACATTTTCGAACCAAATGATAAAATCACACGTGACGAAATCAAACAGCAAGTTGAAAGTTTACTAGTCGAGCTAATCGGACTAAGAGCAATTTATGACTATCTAGTAGTGTGTGACGAATCAAACAACACACCAAACAGAATAGATAGAAACGAGTTGTACGTAGATATTGCAATCGAGCCAGTAAAGGCAATTGAATTTATTTACATTCCGCTACGCTTGAAGAACACAGGAGAAATCGCAGGATTATAAGTCGTTTTATAGGGGGAGACTAAACTCCCCCTATAAATGATAAATACTTGTGATAAGGAGTTTATTATATGGCAATCTCATCATTAAGCAAAATTTCGGTTCCATTAGCAACCAACGATAGTGCTAGTTCTCAAGGCCTTTTAATGCCTAAACTACAATATCGTTTTAGAGTATCATTAGAGAATTTTGGTGTATCAACTCCAACTACTGAACTTACAAAACAGGTTGTGGATGTTACTAGACCTCAGATAACTTTTGAAAACATGGAAATACCAGTGTACAATTCAAAAGTTAATCTAGCTGGCAAGCACACATGGAACCCAATTACACTAAACCTACGCGAAGATGTAAACAACAACGTACAAAAACTAGTAGGCGAACAACTACAAAAGCAATTTGACTTTATGGAACAAGCTGCGGCTGCAAGCGGTCAAGATTACAAGTTCTTAACAAGAATTGAAATTCTAGATGGCGGCAACGGTGCTTTAACTCCAAATGTACTTGATACATGGGAAATATACGGTTGCTACGTTAGCGAAGCAAACTATAACACATTAGCATACGCTAACAATGAACCAGTTACAGTTACATTAACTATTCAGTATGACAACGCTGTACAAACACCAAACGGAACAGGTGTAGGAACATCAGTAGGAAGAACACTAGGAACCTTTGTAACCGGTGCCGGTTAACAATAAAACTAGTTAGATTGCCATTAAGGGGGCTTAGGCCCCCTTTATCTTTATGTACGTATATAATTAGTAAGATAAATATTATTATGGGAATATTCGACGGATACTTTGATAACTTTATAAATTTTGGCGGACCTAAGGGTAACTTAGGCGATTACCAACACGCGGCAAGATTATATGTTGACAACAACATGCGACTTGCACCTAAATTCAAACACCTTTACCATATTGTGTTTAATATAGAGTCAGAGGTACAACAGCTAATGTCTCCACTGTTTGGTGGAGTAGATAAAAAAGAAATTAACATTCTAGCAAAAAGTGCAGATCTTCCAAAATTTAATATAGATACTCAAACAGTTAATCAATACAACAGAAAAAAGATTGTACAAACAAAAGTAAATTACCAGCCAATAAACATAGCGTTTCACGATGACAATGCCGGATTAACAACATTGTTTTGGGAAACTTACTTTAGATATTACTTTACTGATCCGAACTATGTTGAAAAAGATGCAGCAGGTAATCCGGGAGGAGTTCATGCTCCGTTTGCAAAAGCACCTGGCGGATTAAACAATGCATATGGTAACTCGACTGTTGTAGCAAATAAGTTTGGGTTGGACAGATTTGGTAAAAAACAAAACTTTTTTAAAGATATACAAATATTTCAGTTTTCACCACAAAACGGAAAATCGTCGTACACTGCATTTACTTTAATAAATCCTTACATAACTGGATTGCAACATGACAGAGTAGATCAAGGTGCAGGCGAATTAACCGAAACCTCGATGACCATCGAATACGAAGCAGTAACATATGCAAGAGGATACACAGTTCCAGGTAGTTCACCGACTGGATTTGCAGAAACACACTATGACAAGATTCCTAGTCCGTTATCAAACAGAAACGCTGTTACTTTATTTGGAAGACAAGGTATACTTGCTGGTGTAGATAATATAATTTCCGACTTTAAAAACGGAAATATCTTATCATCAATTGTAAAAACAAGCAACTTGCTTACAAATGCATCGCAAATTACACCAACACAGATACAATCAGAATTAGGATCTATTGTAGGAGGCGTAACAGGGCAAGCATTAAACAACACTGTGTTTCCGTCTTTGGCAAGTAATAGTCCTAGAAGTGTAGCTGCACCTAAATCGTTCTAAAGGAATCAACATGTCAAGCATTCAAACGTTAAACAAAATCACAGATAGTGCAACCCCTACTAAAGAGTTTTTTAGCAGATATTTTAACGAACCTATTTCGTACCCTAGCAATCAAGTTGACGCTGTTGTAGGATTTTTCAAAAACAAAGGATTTGACGAGGTAGCAGCGTTAAGTGTTTCGACTATATTACTACAACAAGCCAAAGTTGACCAAGTAAACGTATTTGAGTTACTCGACGGATTAAAAAAATACAACAAGCTACAGTTAAATGGATTAGTTGCTGCAATTTTAAATGCCAATCGTTCTCGATTGAGCAAGCTAGGCTACAAAGAGCAAGATAATACTGCTTACGTTGAAAAAAGAAATATCTTATACTAATGCCTAGATTTGCACAAGGAAAGTATAATCTACAAAACCCAGACAAATATGTAGGAAACCGAACACCAACATATAGAAGTAGCTGGGAATTTGCATTTATGCGTTTCTGTGATAGTCATCCAAATGTAAACAAATGGGCAAGTGAAGCAATAAAGATTCCTTATAGAAATCCATTCACAGGAAAATATACAATTTATGTTCCTGATTTTTTTATTTCGTATGTTGATGCAAATGGAAAATCACACGCAGAAGTAATTGAAGTAAAACCATTAAACCATACCATTAAAGAAAAACTAGGACGCAGTAAAAGCAACCAGGCGCACTATGTATTAAATCAAGCCAAATGGGAAGCTGCTAGAGCATGGTGCAAACAGCAAAACATTACATTTAGAATTGTAAGTGAAGAAGACATTTTCCACCAAGGCAAAAAAAGATAAATAATAGTAGCATATTATAGGATACTATTATGACTAAGAAATTAGAAGATTTATTAAATTTACCAGATTCAAAAGAATTGCACAAAAAAGAAAATAAAAAAGAAAAAAGTAATACAATAGTCGAATCTGAAAAATCATTTAGAGAACTTGCCGAGTATGATAAAATTGCAGCGGCATTGCCTGCTGTAAATGGCCTAGGGCAAATGGCAGATGATGAATTAAATGATATTGCAAATAAAGCATTAACTGCATATGATGATTTAATGAACTTAGGAATGAACGTCGAAGCAAGATATTCGGGTAGAGTTTTTGAAGTTGCAAACTCTATGCTGCAAACAGGACTTAATGCAAAAGTTGCTAAATTAGATAAAAAACTTAAAATGATAGAATTGCAGCTCAAAAAAGATAAGCTAGATAAAGAAGAAACTTCCACTGATCAATTTACACAAGGCGAAGGATTTGTTGTAACAGATCGCAATAGCTTAATCGAACGATTAAAAGGTCTAAAATAAACTATGCGATACATTAAAGGTAATATAACATCTTCAAGACAAGTGGTTGGCACTCGTATATCTAACGATACACCGATGCCGGCAGAATCTCCTAAAATATTAAAAGCAGAAATTGGGATATTTGGCAACGGGTATGGTCAATATTTGCATAAAGATAATACAACACCGTCGTGGGTACAACTTCTAGAAAGCAGATATGGTATACTAAATTACTGTGAACCAGAAAGTAACTTATTTTTTGCTGTACAAAATTTTATAAAAAATCAACACAAGTTTGAAAAAATTATTTTTATTATTCCGTCCACAAAAATATTATTTTTGCCAAACGAAAGTGTGCTAACCACACGTGAAGAATATCCAATAACATACGGCAAACACTTATCTCAAAGTACAGTTGACATTGAAATTAAAGCACCTAGATATTATGACCCTGGGTTAAAGGGTATAAGAGTTTTACAAGCAGCACAAAACTATTTTACCTATATTCACAACAACGAACAAGAAGCATTTATACGCGAATTAATGATAAACGAAGTTAAACGAATTAGACCCGACACATTGTTCTTAGAAACAAAAAATCTAGAAAAAATAACACAAAAAGAAAATGCACACTACGGTATAAATGATGACAGTGTTAGAAAGTACATAGATAAAAGAAATTGTTATTTGTCTAGAGAAAACAATGAAATATTGTCGTATAACATAAAGTATTGGATCAAGCACGACAATTTTGACATGAGTTTTGAGAAATTTGTTAACCCTGTTGAACCCTTTGAAACATACTTTAAAAAACTTAAATGATAAATAATATAAAGTTAAGGTATCACCATGAAAGATTTAAAAAAATACATTGCTGAAAGCAAAAAAACGTATAGCTGGAAAATCGGAGTTGCAGGAGATCTTCCCGAAGGGTTTGAGGATATTCTAAAAACATCTTTAGAAAAGTTCCAAGTTAACAATTTCAAAAAAACAAAAACAACACCTATACAAGAAAGTCCGCTGGAGTTTCCGAACATTTCAAACTCAACAGTAACTTACTTTGAAGTTGAGCTATCTTATCCAACAACTGACTTTGTGTTGAAAGAATATTTAGGTACTGTTTGCAGAGTTCCTGCATCACACATCGTTGTAAGAAATCCTAACAGTCCACTTGAATTAGATACTAAAGAAAACGAATCAACTGAATACGAATCACTACTAACAAAAGAAGATATGGGCGGCGAGAGTGCTCAAAAGTCAGTAGGAAATAATAGAGTAATGGACTTACTCAAAGAATTAGAAACTGCAAAAAAAGAACGTGCAGGTAATGATGGTTTCAAAGTCGAAGCAGCTAAAACGGAACCAAACAACAACAAAAGTACAATTGGGAGTTAACAATGTCAGACTTAGATATGCTAAAAATTTTAAAAGGCTTTGATACCGTTGAAAAGAAATCAGTCATAACAGAATCAGCAGTAAACGAATGTGGAATGATGCCGCAAGAATCAGCATCTAATGTAAACATTAGTGTTACTGGAAACAGCATGGCAGATATTATGAGAGCTTTAGCAAACATTGAATCAGGATCGCCTACTATGGCAATGTCTATGGACAACATGGAAGCCGAAGAAGAAGCATTTGAAGACTGGGCAAACGAACCAGACGAAGAATACCAAGATCACGAATATATGACTAAAACCATATCAGGCGGACTAAATCGCGAAAAGAAAATGTATAAACCGGCAGCAGCAGGCGATAACCCAATGGCAATCGAAAGTATCAAAGATCGTCTTTATCGTGCATTGAACGAAAAGAAAGCAAAACCAGACTTCCTAGACATGGACAAAGATGGCAACAAAAAAGAGCCAATGAAAAAAGCAGTTGCTGATAAGAAAAAAACGCCTTTTAAAAAGTAAAATTTTAAATATCAAATAGCGCCTTCGGGCGCTATTTTCTTGACTAAATATTGTCATGGGAAAAAGTTTAGACGGCGTTATAACTAAAAAAGCAAATCAAAAAGAAACATACTCAGAAGAGCAGATTCAAGATTTGTTACAGTGTATGGATCCTAATGATGGATATCTGTACTTTGCAAAACATTTTGCACACATACAGCATCCTGTAAAAGGAAAATTGTTATTTGATCCATATGAATATCAATTAAGGTTATTGCACAGTTATCACAACTACCGTTTTAATATCAACATGATGCCTCGACAAACAGGCAAAACAACCTGTGCAGCAATTTATCTTTGCTGGTATGCAATGTTTCATCCAGACCAAACAATTCTTATTGCTGCACACAAATATACCGGTGCACAAGAAATTATGGCACGAGTTCGATATGTATACGAAACTTGCCCAGATTACATTAGAGCAGGTGTTACAAGCTACAATAAAGGATCTATTGAATTTGAAAACGGATCTCGTATTGTAAGTCAAACAACTACCGGAAACACAGGACGTGGTATGAGTATTTCATTATTATACTGCGACGAGTTTGCCTTCGTGCAGCCTAACATTGCAGAAGAATTTTGGACTTCAATCTCTCCTACTCTAGCAACCGGTGGTCGTGCTGTTATTACTAGCACACCAAACTCAGACGAAGATACATTTGCTACTATTTGGAAACAAGCAGAAAACAAGTTTGATGAATACGGAAACGAACAAGATGTAGGTATTAATGGCTTTCATGCATTTCGTGCCGATTGGTGGGAACATCCTGACAGAGACGAAGAATGGAAATCTGAAGAGATTGGTCGTATCGGCGAAGAAAAGTTCCGTCGTGAATATGGATGCGAATTCTTAGTTTACGACGAAACGTTAATAAATTCCATTAAGTTAGCTGTAATGGAAGGAAACTCTCCTGTATTAAATATGGGGCAAACTCGATGGTATAAAAAGCCAAATGCAAAGTACAGTTATGTTGTTGCACTTGATCCTAGCATGGGCACCGGAGGCGACAACGCTGCAATACAAATTGTAGAAATTCCCACATACGAACAAGTCGGCGAATGGCAACACAATACAACTAGTATACCTGGACAAATTAGAGTATTAAAAGATGTTTGCAAATACATATCTGATGAGTGCAAAAGCGGCGGCAGCAATATATACTGGAGCGTAGAGAACAACGGCTTAGGCGAAGCTGCATTACTTGTTATAAATGACTTCGGCGAAGAAAACATTCCAGGACTGTTTACCAGTGAACCCATGCGAAAAGGGCATGTAAGAAAATTCAGAAAAGGATTTAATACAACACACAGTAGTAAAATTACTGCATGTTCGAGATTAAAAACAATGATTGAAAACGATCAGCTTATTATAAAAAGTAAACCGTTTATAAGCGAATTAAAAACTTTTATTGCAACGGGCAGCAGTTTTCAAGCAAAATCTGGTCAAAGTGACGACTTAATAAGTTCTATGTTACTTGCATTAAGAATACTAAGCGTTATGAAGGACTGGGATCCAAATGTTTACAACACCTTTAGTCAAATGCAATCGGATGAAGAATATGAACTGCCCATGCCAATCTTTGTAAGTTCAAATTATTGATAAATACTTTATGAAAAATTTAAGTTATGTAGCAAATAATCTTTTTAATAAAATCAGAGGACGGTTTTCAGACGTTACTATCGGCGACGAAGACGGTACTGTAACCAACATACCCGAAGAAGCAAGATATTTTGATTTTAGCTACATGATAGACGGAGTGGACTTAGGCAAAGTCAGTGTTAATATCAGCGAAGATACCGGGTTAACAGTAATCATGTCGCAAGACTTTGCATCAGGACAAACTGAAGATATACAAAATAACTGGTATAGCTTTTTAAAAGAATTAAGACTATTTGCCAAAAAAAATATGATGAACTTTGATGTTAGAGATATCAACAAAAATAACTTAACAAAACGAGACTACTCGTTCTTAGCAAACAAAACTTCCGGAGATGAAACCATGGCCGAATCTAAAATGTATGGCACAAATAAAACAAGTTATCAGCGTATTGGAAATGCTAGACTAGCTATTAAACATATTGCACCTATAAATGTAGAAAGTGCTACAGGAAGAACACAAAAAATAAATGCAATTTATATCGAGTCGCCAACTGGTGAGCGTTTTAAATATCCATATAAACACCTAAGCGGTGCAAGAGCAATGGCAATGCATGTTAGTGAAGGCGGCAATGCATACGACGATTTCGGAAAATACATTTCTGGACTTTCAGAAGAAATTTCAAAACTACGCAAGTTTAGCCAATACATAAATCGCAGTAGCGTAGTAGCCGAAGGATTGGCAGATTATGTAGGCATTGTAAAAGAGCGTGTTGTAACTATTAAAAAAGAAATTCAAAATCTACAAAAACCATCATATTATTCGGAAGCAGTATCGAGTTACACAGTACCGGTTGTAGAAGATGTTCCAGATGACGTTTCTGAAAATTGGATAGACCAGCTTACTATCAAACAATTCAACGAAGAACTCAAAGACGTATTTCCATACATTTATAAACTAGTAGGCGAAGCAACAAAAGCCAAAGAACTTGGACCAGACGATCTAATAGATGAATCCGGTTTACAGTATTATACAGGTGTCAAAAAGCACGGCAAAGAATACATGAAGAAAGCTGCTCAAGCAGGTCGTGAAGGTGCAAGTCAAGAAGAACTAGGCCGTCTAAAAGACAAGTACAGCAAAGCAGAAAAGAAAACCAAAGAAGAGTTTGAACTAGAACAAGCGTTTGAAGACACAATGGGTCAGTTTAGTGATCATGTGTGTGAAGATTGTGGCAATCCAAGTTGGCGTACACTCAGCGAAGAAAAGCAAAAAGGTGTTGACGGCAAAGTATGCTGGAAAGGCTACAAGCGTATGGGCACCAAAATGAAAGGTGGCAAGCGTGTAGATAACTGTGTAAAAGTTAGCGAAGCAGAGTTAGAAGAAGCATATATTAACACAAGCAAAGACGCTATAGCAGTACTAGGCAATCTACGCATGATAGGCAAAAGTATTGAAAGAGGTCAAGGTACATACGATGGTAATCTTGCAGGCGAATATGCCAATGATGTTTACGACGTTATTTCATGGCTAGACGCCAATGCCGACACTAGTAATCCTAAATTCCAACAAGTTATCAGACCTGTAATAGAATTGCGTAAGAAAGCTAAAAGTATGGAGCGTGAACCAGGCAGTGGCAAAAACGCAGCGTTTGGTAACGAGATTGTAAACACATTATATCCGCTAATGCAGTGGATTGAAATGAATGCACAAGCAGGCCGCGAAGCAGATGTTGGTGAAGGTTTCAAAAGCAAATTAGCAATGCTTGCATTGTTAGGACTAACCGGATTAGGCGCAATGAAGATGACAGATCCGACAAATACACCATTAGGACAAGCTCTACAACAAGCAGCACAACAAGGCGACGAAGACGCAGCATATCACTTAAAAAGATTAGGCGCATACATTGACGCAGGCGATTCGGGAACATTAAAACAACTAAACTTCCAATATATAGATGAGCCAGAGTCAATGAAAGATAACGCAGATACCCCATCTAGCACCATGACAGCACCAATGAGCATGTCTCAAGAAAAGCCAAAGACACCACTTGGAGAGTTCATTCTGTCTTACTTTGACAGAGAAAACGGAACATTTCCAAAAGGCCCAACAGCAGTTCTTACTATGGTAGAAAAAGATTACGGTACACAATATGTAAAGCCGGCTGCTAAATTTATTCAAAAAGTTGAGGCAACTGTTGCTAAACGTAACGCACAAGAAACATTAAATTCTCGTTATCCACAAACAGAAATTATAAAACAGTTAGCGGGTCTATGATTCGCTAACACCTTAATAATATTAAAAAAAATACTTGACAAGATAAATAATATTGTGTAGTTTAGTAACTGTGCTACACATTAAAGGCACAAATGCATAGGCAATAACAAGGAGGCAATACTATGGCATCATTAGCAGAAATCCGCGCGAAACTTAAAGAACAGGAAACACGTTCTAGCGGTAATAATCAAAACACCGGCGGCGACAACGCAATTTATCCATTCTGGAACATGGCAGAAGGCCAAACTGCAACCATTCGTTTTCTTCCAGATGGCAATACTTCAAACGACTTCTTTTGGGTAGAACGTGCAATGATTAAACTTCCTTTTGCAGGAGTAAAAGGAGAAACCGAGTCACGTCCTGTTCAAGTACAAGTTCCGTGCATGGAAATGTATGGCGAATCTTGCCCAATTCTTACCGAAGTTCGTCCGTGGTTTAAAGATCCTACTCTTGAAGATCTAGGACGCAAGTATTGGAAAAAGCGTAGTTACCTCTTCCAAGGATTTGTATCTGACAATCCGATCAAAGAAGATACTACGCCGGATAATCCGATTCGACGTTTTATCATCGGTCCTCAAATCTTCCAGCTTATTAAAGCAGCACTTATGGATCCTGACATGGAAGAACTACCAACAGATTACACTGCTGGTGTTGACTTCCGTCTTAACAAAGGGTCTAAAGGTGGCTATGCAGACTATGGTGCAAGCAACTGGGCTCGTCGTGACCGTCCGTTGTCGGATTCGGAAATGAAAGCAATTAACGAGTTTGGACTGTATAACCTCAGTGACTTCCTTCCTAAGAAGCCCACAGATGTTGAGCTTAAAGTCATTAAAGAAATGTTTGAAGCTTCAGTTGACGGTGAAGCATACGATGCAGATCGTTGGAGCCAATATTTCCGTCCTAGCGGCATGGCAGCTCGTACTGGAGATCCTGTTGCATCGTCTAAAACCATTGTAAATGACGAAGATGATGACATTGGTTTTAAATCAAATGAAGAAGCAGCTAGAGCCGCAGCACCTGTGTCTAAGCCTGCACCTGTAACTAATACAGCATCTACTGGCGCACAAGATATTCTTGCAAAAATTCGTGCTCGTCAGAACGGGTAAAAACAATATTATAGGCGTGTTCAAAGCACGCCTATAACCGTTATTGCTTTTTATATTAGGAGATAAACAAATGGCAAAAATTAACAAGCTAGTTAAAGTAAATGATAACATCTCTGTTAACCGTTACGATAACGGATGGATGGTAGAAATCAACGGTCGTGATAAAAAAGATGACTGGAAATCAGTAAAAGTGATGTGTGCGTCAGAAGACGAACTGTTTGCACTCATTAAAGAATACAACGGAATGGAGCTCGAATAAGCATGGCAACAAAGGCATTTGATCCAAGCAAATTCCGAAACTCGCTAACAAAGAGTATCAAAGGAATGAGTGCAGGGTTTAACGACCCAACTGATTGGATCAGCACTGGTAACTATGCTCTTAATTACTTGCTTAGTGGTGACTTTAAAAAAGGTATTCCGCTAGGCAAAGTAAGTGTGTTTGCCGGTGAGTCGGGTGCAGGTAAGTCTTACATTGTGTCTGGCAATATTGTAAAACACGCACAAGAACAGGGTATTTTTGTTGTTCTTATTGACTCGGAAAACGCACTTGACGAAAGTTGGCTGCAAGCACTAGGCGTTGATACTAACGAAGAAAAAATCCTCAAACTCAACATGGCAATGATCGATGATGTTGCTAAAACTATCTCAACATTCATGGACGATTATCGCAGCATGAATGAAGCAGATCGTCCCAAGGTGCTGTTTGTCATTGACAGTCTTGGTATGCTTATGACTCCTACTGAAGTCAACCAGTTCGAAGCAGGTGACATGAAAGGTGACATGGGTCGTAAGGCTAAAGCACTTAAAGCACTTGTGACTAACTGTGTTAACATGTTTGGTTCATACAATGTGGGTATGGTTGTTACTAACCACACTTATGCATCGCAAGATATGTTTGATCCTGATGATAAAATTTCAGGAGGTTCGGGGTTTGTGTACGCATCGTCGATGGTAGTAGCAATGAAGAAGTTGAAGCTTAAAGAAGACGAAGATGGCAACAAGACAAGTGAAGTAAACGGTATTCGTGCTGCATGTAAAGTGATGAAAACACGTTATGCAAAACCGTTTGAAGGTGTACAAGTAAAAATTCCATATGAGACTGGCATGGATCCTTACAGTGGATTGTTTGACATGTTTGAAAAATGGGGTGTTCTTGAGAAACAAGGAAACCGTTACAAATACACTGACAGCGAAGGTATTGAAACTTTGGAGTATCGTAAAAACTGGACAGGAGAACTACTCGAAATGGTAATGTCGGATTTACCCAATAAAAAGCAAGTCGAGGTAAATATCGAGAACACAAACGAAGAAGTTGTGGATACCATCGAGGAGTAGTTGTAATGGATGAAAGCCAAATTGCAGACATTTGGAATCTTTTTAAAGAGTACTTGGACAAAAAACATGTCGAGCTAGCAGCAGAAAAGTTTGTCGACTTGCTAGCAGATTATGGTGTAGACGATATTACATTTAAAGAAGTATCGGGTACAGACAAATATCTCGATAATGCTATCAATTATTATTTAGATTTAGATTCTGAGTATAACGACGAAGAGGACGACTAATGGGATGGTATAGTAGAGTATCAAGAGATATCTCTCAAATTCCGGAAGCAATACAATACTTTCAAGACGAACTTGTGTCAGCTCGTAACGAAGTACAAATTAGCGGCAGTATTGAAAAAGCTGCCGCTAATATGCCTGGTATCGTAGAACACCGATTTAATCAACTGCAAGAGTTAGAAGCTATTCTCGAGTATTTGAACATTGAATTACGTAGATTGCGCAGCAGCTTTTTTAAGAAATATCTTGAAAATTATCAACGTGCATTAAGCAGTCGCGATGTTGAAAAATATGTAGACGGCGAAGCAGATGTAGTCGACTATGAAAAAATTATTAATGAATTTGCATTAGTGCGCAATAAATGGCTAGGCGTTCTTAAAGCATTAGATCAAAAACAATGGCAATTAACCAACATCGTAAAGTTACGAGTTGCCGGTATGGAGGACGCTTCGATATGAAAAAAGTTTACGACTATTGGATGCCAGACACTGACAGCCATTTTGAAAGACTGATTGCCAAGCGTGTTAAAAACGGTGGACCTCCTGAATACCAAGATGATGTTAGAGACGAAGCATATAAGTATGTAACTGATTTTAATATAGTAGTTGATGTGGGCGCCAATGTTGGATTATGGTCAAAACCTTTAACAAAAGTGTTTAATCACGTTATTGCATTTGAGCCATTGGAGCAAGTATATAGTTGTTTAGAGCGTAATGTTGAAGGGTTAAACATTGAAATACATAAACATGCGCTGGGCAACATAACCAATAAAGTAGAAATGATTTATGATGCCGAAAACACTGGTAGTAGTTATGTTAGCGAAACAGGCTACGGATCTATCGACATAAAACGTTTAGATGACTTGAATTTACCCAAGTTTGGACTTCTTAAAATTGATTGTGAACGATACGAATTAGAAGTATTAAAAGGTGGCATCGAAACTATTTTAAAATACAAGCCTATAATTATTGTTGAACAACATCCTGATACAGAATACTGCGCAGGTACTTATTTAAAAACTCAAGGTGCAAAAGAAATTACCAATATCAGAAAAGACTATATTTTTGGCTGGTAATTATTAAATAACTTTATGAAAACAATAGTATTAGTAACCGGAGGATTTGATCCTATCCACAGCGGACATATTGCTTATTTTAACGAAGCTAAAAAGCTCGGCGATGAACTATGGGTAGGTGTAAACAGTGACAGCTGGCTTGTTAACAAAAAAGGCAGACCGTTTATGCCATTTGAAGAACGAGCAAACATCGTGAGTAATCTAAAGGTAGTAGACTTGGTTTTATCTTTTGATGATGACGAACTAGGTAGTAGTAATAAATGCATCGAGTATATCTTAGATTCTAATCCTAACGCAAAAATTATTGTTGCCAACGGCGGTGATCGCAATGCTGGAAATATACCAGAATTTATCAAATACGGAACTCACCCAAGAGTTAAATTTGCCTGGGAAGTCGGCGGCAATGATAAGAAGAATTCAAGCAGTTGGATTTTAAAAAACTGGGAAAAACCAGAGACTGAAAGATCTTGGGGATCTTACAAAGTACTTGATAGCAACGGCGAATGGCAAGTAAAAGAGCTGAGTTTTCAAAAAGGAAAAGCATTAAGCGATCAACGACATTTTAAAAGATCCGAACACTGGCATGTTGTTAGCGGAGTAATTGTAATGGTACTTGAAGACAGACAGGGTAGAAAGACTCAACAGACACTAATACCAGGAGACAGTATAGACATACCGACTGCATACTGGCACAAGGCTATAAATATCGGAAACGAAACTGCCAAAGTAATTGAAGTGTGGCTGGGCAAAGAATTAACGGAGAATGACATTGAGCGACGAGATTAAACCATTAAAGATCTATATCGGATGGGATAGTAGAGAAGACATTGCATATCAAATTGCAAAGTTAAGTATCGAACAACACGCTTCTGTACCAGTCGAGATCGTTCCAATAGAACAAAACAAACTTAGAAAACAAGGCATTTACACTCGTCCAGTTGATAAACTTGCAAGCACAGAGTTTACGTTCACAAGATTTCTTATTCCATATCTTAATAACTACACCGGTTGGGCGCTGTTTATAGATTGCGACTTTTTAGCAGTTGCTGATATAAAAGAGTTGTTTGATCAGATTGACGACAAGTATGCTATTATGTGTGCCCAACATAATTATATACCAACAGAAGTTACCAAAATGGACGGGCAGCGACAAACGTTGTATCCAAGAAAAAACTGGTCAAGTATGATGTTAATCAACTGCGAACATCCTAGTAACAAACTATTAACACCTACACTTATTAATAACGAGGCAAAGACGGGTGCGTATTTTCACAGATTTAGTTGGGTTCACGACAAACATATAGGTAAGATCAGTCACGAATGGAATTGGCTAGTAGGATGGTACACCGAACCCAAAGATGGTAAGCCGAAACTTATTCATTACACCGAAGGCGGACCTTGGTTTGATGATTACAAAAGTTGCGAATACTCAAGTGATTGGTATCAAGTTGAAAGAACATACTTACAAAATAATTTAGAAGTTCATACATTAGTCGACCCTGAACATAAGATTTATGACGACACAGAATTAAAGAAAGAAGTTAGTGCATTCATGGGAATAAAAATTGCAGCAATTGCATCCGACGGATTTAACTACGAAGCTAAAGGATTAAAATACGATCCTTACTTGCAATCATTTATAATGGGTTCTGGTGGAAGCATAAGTGACTTTGTGTTAAAAAACGGCACTACTGACACACTGGTAATTCGGGGGCTGGGCGGCGGCGGTCAAAAAGCCATAAAATATTGTTTAAGAAATAAAATAGATTTTTATGCTATCGACTCTGGATATATTCAGCCCGGTACAAAAAAGGACTATCATCGTATTACTAAAAATGCACTGCAAAATTTAGGACCAATAAAAGACAGAGGCCTTGATAGATTAAAAAAATTAAATTGGCAATACAAAAACAGAAACGGTCAAACAGGCAATAAAATTTTAATATGTCCGCCATCTGACAAAGTAATGAAGTTTTATGAAAAAGATTTAGATACTTGGTTAGCTGAAACAGTTGACGAGATCAAGACACATACCAATCGACCAATTGAAGTAAGACTCAAACCAAATCGTTCCGAACGGGTTACAACTAATACAATTTGGGATGCGTTAGATGATGCATACTGTTTGGTTACATTTAACAGCATTGCAGCTACAGAAGCGTTGCTCTACAGTGTACCGGCTATCGCATTAGCACCAAATGCTGCTTCTGTTTTGTGCAACACTGCTCTTAAAGACATTAACAATTTATATTTGCCTACCAAACAAGAAACTGTCAGATTTGCAGCACACTTGTCTTATTGCCAGTTTACTTCTAATGAAATGCTAAACGGATTTGCATGGAGCATATTAAATGAAGGTAGTTAGTTATTTAAAAACTGTTCCGGCAAAAAATAACAACAAACAAAAAACCGATTTGCTTTTTAAATTTATCAAAGGTGTAGATAAAGTCGGCGATGTTGGAAAAATTAATAATACGGATCAACTAGAAGATTCTGAAGTTGCAGTGATACAAGGCTGGGTGCATAACGATATAAGTTCTGCACATCTAAAATTAAGAAACAATATAATACACACACAAGTTTCAAGCGGAAAACATGTTGTGTGTGCAGATGCAAATTTATTTTTATATAACGATAAAATAAATCCCCATGGTTATTTAAGATATAGTTTTAATGGAATCTTTCCAAACACTGGTATCTATTGTGATCAAGACATTGACCCAACTCGATGGCAGCAGATTAGTAAAGATACAAGAATTGTATTAGAAGATAACAAGACACACGGATCTCATATCTTACTAATGCTTCAGCGCAACGGCGGATGGAGCATGACAGGTACAGACGTACAACAATGGGCGTTAGATACAATTAAAAAAATAAGATATAACAGTGACAGACCTATTGTAATAAGAGCTCATCCAGGAGACAAAAACGCATCAAAGTATTTGCATCCTAAATTTACCAAAATTAAAAATTTTAAAAACGTAACAATAAGTGCATTTGACAAACCATTAGAACAAGATCTAGATAATGCGTGGTGTGTTGTTAATCACAACAGCAGTGCAGTAGTTGGTCCGATAATAAAAGGTTATAATTGTTTTTTAACTGATCCACAAAAAAGTCAGTGCAAAGAAGTTTCTAATGATGATTTTAAATATATAGAATCACCTGTTACATTTGACAGGCAACGTTGGCTTGAACGAATTAGTATGTTTCACTGGAAGTTTAGTGAATTAGAAGACGGTAGCTGCTGGCGCCATATGAGAAATTATTGCCAATAATTTTCAGTTCTTTTTACAATTAAATCTTTAGGTTTATTACTTTTTCCGGTAGTTTTTCTGTCACCTTTTAAGTGATCAAAGTATTTTCCTAAGTCGCTATTAATCATAGGATGTCCTTCGCCGTTAACTAAATTGCCGCTTATATTATAAACTGACGAGCTTGGAAATTGTTTTTGCATTTTCTTTAAAACTTCAAAAAACACAAAACTGTCATGCCACTCTTCCATTTTAAATATACCGTTTTCGGCATCTTCGTATACCCGTTCAAACTCTTTTAAAAATTCTTGACCTTCTGCACTCTTTAAATTGATTCCGTAAAATCCACATTCAGGCCATTTTTTGCCTCTACCCAAATAACTTAACCAACTGTTGTTAGGAGTAAACTGTTCTAGATTTTCGTTAGTTACGTGTGAATGTACATATGTATCTGCATCTAACCAAATCAGCCAGTCACTGTTACAACGACGTGCAGCATCAAACACTGCATAAGTTTTATTTGCAAATCGTACTGCGTCCCATTTAAATTCTTTATTCCAATCTTTAGGTCTACGCACTTTAATTTCCGGTGGACACATTCCGTTGGCTTTAGGAACATTTTTCCATCGTTCTTTAAATGCAACTAGTTTAGGAAGTTCTTTTTTCTGGTCTAGCACAAATACACGAGTGTCGTTGACTACAGGGGTGCAATCTTCTGCATACAAGAACAGTTCGATTTTTGTATCTATATTTTTACTAAAGCTATCCAAAAAACGTTGTCCATACAATTCTAGAACAGGTTTATGAAATGTCGATACTACAGAAATTTTTACCACGTGCAAGTCCTCGTTAAATATATTATAGGAATATTTAACAATGAAGTTTAGTTTATGGACACAATATGGAGCACTTAACTCGTCTCCTGTATTTGATGCATTTAGAAAAGGTGCACACTCGTTAGGATTTACATGCACAGATAATACTACTGATAGCGATGTAGATGTTATATGGAGCGTATTGTTTCATGGCAGAATGGCTCCGAACAGAGGCATTTGGGAAAAAAACAAAATAACCGGAAAGCCAACTGTTGTGCTGGAAGTTGGTGGCATTAAGCGCGGAACAACATGGAAGATAGGGTTAAATGGAATTAATAGGAATGCTTATTTTGGGCCTAGTGGCATGGATGATCTACGCAGTCGCAAATTAGGATTAGAATTAAAACCCTGGCAGCAAGATGGTGAGTATATTTTAATTTGTGGACAGCATGATAAAAGTTTACAGTGGCAAGGCATGCCACCTATGAGCAAGTGGGTAATGGATACAATTGAACAGTTGCAAATGCATTACAACTATCCTATTATATTTCGACCGCATCCGAGATGCAGACTTTCAGACATTGAACGTCAATACAAGAATGTTTATAGGCAAGAACCAAAGCAGATATCGGGAACATACGACGACTTCGATATGAACTTTGCTAATGTAAAATACACTGTAAGCTGGAGTAGTAATCCAGGAATACACAGTATTATCAATGGTGTACCTGCGTTTGTTAGTCCATATAGTTTAGCGTTTGATGTAGCATGTTCGCATTTGTTAATGGTAGACAATCCTCATTTGCCAGATAGGCAACAATGGTTAAATGATTACGCATATACAGAATGGACAATTGCGGAAATTTCTCAAGGTATCCCGTTGAAATACTTGACTTTAAAATTGTAATATGTTATTAATATAACTATGAAAACAATCGAAGATTTGCTAGAGTACGTAATGCACGTGGACAAAAGTGCAGCACTACCTCACTTTACTGTTAACACAGAAGATAAAGATATACTGTCTAGTATTTCTAGACAAGTGTATAGAGGTATAGCGTTAACTGATAGACAATATGCACTATGTAAAGAAAAGTTAAAAAACTATGCCGAAGAGTTCGAACAAATCAACGTAAGTGTTGATCAAGTAGTAGAACATCTACGTTCTTCGATAAGAGAAATAAATCGTGAGCAGTATGTTAAAATCTCACTAGATAAAAAATTTATAGAAGTAAGATTTCCATTTAGTAAAAAGAATATTGTTACAATTGAAAAAATTGCTAACAAGTTTAGATCTATTTACTCTCATGCTAAAGGCACACATGTTCACCAGTTTAAACTAACCGAGCCAGTAGTTAAAGAAGTTGTGGAATCTTTTATTAATAAACAGTTTGTTATCGATAACGAGCTGCTAGAATATTATAACGAAATTATGATTTGTTCAACTAACAAGTACGATTACATTCCGACTTACAAAAATCATAATTTTATTAATATTTCGGATCATGCAATTACAAGCATTGTTGATAACTTAAACAATTGTGTAACTGATTTAAAACTGTTTGACAGAAGAAAACGATTTGGGTTAGTACTTGACAACATAGAAATTCCTGATGTGTCAAATTATAGACTTTTGCACAACGTGGTACACAGACCTTCGGCGGAAATAGCAATACCGCCTAATCAGTATAGCATAAATGATGTTGTTCTATGTTTGTCAGATCTAGACAGATTTCCATTACTTGTATTGCTAGATGAAGTCAACTGTCTTGATCAATTGACAGTTTTTCACAATGCTGTAAAAGAAATTGTGCCTAGTGAAAATCAAACTGTATTGTTTAGAGTTGAAGGTAATTCTTCTCAGAACGAATTCAATGAGTTTGTTAGAGAAAAAAAGTTAAACAATTGGCTCGACGACAATACACAGATAGTGTATATTAAAAAAGCAAAATTACCTAAGCTGTTGTTGAAAACTGCATGGCGTCCTATAACTGCGTTAGGACTAACCAGCTATCGTTCTAATACTACAGTAAACATATATATTAAAGATTATTGTGATCTAATTATGTATCATGACAAAGAATTAAGTTTGATGAAGGACGCATCGTACTATGGCAACTTGTAAGCTGATAATCGAAGACGAAGTAAACATCAAATTCGAAGGGCTAGATGTCGACGTAAGACGTAAACTGTCGAACGCACTTAAATTTGAGATACCTTACGCAAAGCACATGCCTCAGTATCAACTGGGTAGATGGGATGGCAAAGTTGCATTTTTTGGAATCGGCGGCACAGGATACATTAATCATCTAGATGTTATTTCTGACATTTTACAAAAGAACAACGTTCATATCACAGACATTGAAGACCGTCGTGTACCGGTACAAATAAACCTTACGCCAGTTACAGAAACTTATTGGGCTGACCAAGGCGTGCGTTGGCCAAAAGGTCATCCAGCCGAAGGCGAACTTATTATGCTTCGCGACTATCAGGTCGAAGCAATCAACAACTTTATTGCCAATCCACAAAGCCTACAACAGATTGCTACTGGTGCAGGTAAAACTATTACCACAGCAACACTAAGCCATATTAGCGAACCATATGGTCGCAGTCTTGTCATTGTACCTAACAAGAGCTTGGTCGAACAAACCGAAGAGGATTATATTAACTGCGGACTTGACGTAGGTGTTTATTTCGGTGACAGAAAACAACTAGGAAAAACACACACTATTTGCACTTGGCAAAGTTTAAACATTCTTGACAAGCGTCATAAGGACGGCGCGGCAGTACTAAGTCTTGCTGAGTTTTTAGAGGGTGTAAACACCATTATTGTTGACGAAGTACACCAAGCAAAGGCAGAAGTTCTTAAAAATCTACTCACACGCAATCTTCGTAACGCTCCTATTCGCTGGGGACTAACCGGTACAGTTCCTAAAGAAAAGTTCGAGTTTGAAAGTATTCATGCAAGTCTTGGTCCAGTTATTGGACAGATTACAGCTAAGGAATTACAAGACAAAGGTGTGCTAGCAGAATGTCATGTTAATGTTGTACAACTTATTGACACTGTAGCACACAGAGGTTATCAAGATGAATTAAAGTATCTAGTCACAAACAAAGAACGATTAGAATATATAGGCAAACTACTAAACACAGTAAAACAATCAGGCAATACTCTAATACTTGTAGATAGAATATCAGCAGGTGAAGAGCTACAAAAACTCATACCAAACAGTACTTTTGTCAGTGGTGCTGTTAAAGTAAAAGACAGAAAAGAAACATACGACACAATTCGCGAAGGCACAAACGAAGTAATTATTGCTACGTATGGTGTTGCTGCGGTCGGACTTAACATTCCACGCATTTTTAATCTCGTGTTGCTTGAACCTGGTAAAAGTTTTGTAAGAGTAATTCAATCAATCGGTAGAGGCGTTAGAAAGGCAAAAGACAAAGACTTCGTACAAATATGGGACTTGACATCAACTTGCAAGTATGCGAAGCGGCACCTCACTGAACGTAAGAAATTTTACAAAGAGGCGCAGTACCCGTTTACATTAGAAAAGGTTGACTGGAATGAAAAATGAAAATATTAACACTAGAAAATAATTCTTACTCTCTAAATTCTTTACCTGATAGCGTAGAAGAACCTGTTAGATTTGCTGTATTAGATAATAGTAATCCGGTAGATCCTGATTTCTTTTTTAATCCTTTAATTTTTTTAGAATCTTTTAATAGCCCGGCAATTGTTTTATCAATTAACAACCGAGAGATTACAATGCCTTTAGACTGGTGCATTGCTGTAGGATGCAGCGATGCTGGCAGCGATCTAGAAGTACTACCACTTACAAGTTTAAACGATCGTGGGTTTGAAGCATTTCTTTTTAATCCGCTAACAGGATCGTTACCAAAATTTAGCACAATAGAAATTATAAATTTTTACAACGATGTTAAATGGTATTTTCCTAAGATGCGCAACGGACAGTTACTTGCTGTACCGTTAGAAGACAAACACAATCCGCTATGTGCATATTTTGTAAAAGATATAAACAGACAAAGCGAAATTATAGATTTTGGTAAATTATTATAAGGAGAAAAACAATGTCAATAAGAGCAGGAAAAGTTTGGGGTACTACAGATTTTATTTTTGGAAACGGTGCATTAGAGTTTCATCGCATTGCATTTAATGCAGGATACAAATGCAGCGAGCACTATCACAAGTACAAATGGAACGGATTTTATGTAGAACACGGAAAGATGTTAATTCGTGTTTGGCAAGATGAGGATCAAAACGGATTAGTTGACGAAACAATTCTTCACGGTGGACAATTTGCAATGGTCAAGCCAGGCAAGGTACATCAGTTTGAAGGACTTGAAGATGGCGTAGCATTTGAACTTTACTGGGCTGAATTTAATCATGACGATATCGTTAGAAGGTCAATTGGTAGTAAGACATGAGTACAACACTAATAACAACCTTTAGCGATACTGGTTACAATACATATGCAAAATATTTTTTAGATAGTTTAGTAGAACACATTGACGACAATGTTAAAGTTGTAATTTATACTGATAGTCCTAAATTTGAACCAAACGGAAACTGGTTCAACTTAAATCTTGCAGAACATGCACCGGGTCTTTTAGAATTTAAAAAACGTAATAGTCATCGTGTTGTTCCTGAAGGTACAAAAGGTTTTCTAAAAGACGCAATAAGATTCAGTCATAAAAGTTACTGCATAGTACATGCTGCTAGAAACTGTACAACGGATCAATTGATTTGGTTAGATGCTGACACTGAAATTATCAAACCGTTAACAGAAAAATACTTGCGCAGTCATTTACCAGCAGGTAAGTTTGTAAGCTATCTAGGACGCCCTGACAGATACACCGAAACAGGATGGTTAAGTTTTGATATGACAAACCCTTATCAAAAAGAGTTTTTTGATTTGTGGGAGTGGTATTACAGCACAGACGAAATCTATAATCTGTCAGCACAATTAGACTGTCATGTGTTTGATGCTTGTCGAGAAAAATTAGAAGCTGAAGGAAAAATAGTAGGCGAAAACATAAGTCCTAAAGATCTAAACAAAGCACACTTTGATACAAGATTTGCTGGATACATGTGCCACTACAAAGGCGACAGAAAAGAAAACAGAAATCAGTTTTTTGCAAAAGCATTGGCAAGGAAAACTAAAAAATGAAAATCGTGCTAACTGGACACAACGGATTCATTGGCAGTCATTATTTAGAATATGCAAACAATGATCCTGACGTTTCGGTTATAAAAACGTTTGATAAGCGGTCTGGTGAAGATTTATGCAACCCTAGGGTTGCATACAACAGTCCTGATTGTGACGTACTAATACACATGGCTGCAACAAACGGAACACGATTGTTTTATGAACAACCTACAGAGGTTGCAACAAATAATACTCTACCGACATTTAATCTAGTACATAGATACCAGAACACAGATACTAAAATTGTGTTTACAAGCACTTGTGAAATTTTTAATGGAACAATAGATGCCGGTTACTATCCAGTTCCTACTGACGAGCAAGTGCCTGTTATGTTTAATGACATTACAAATCCACGATGGAGTTATAGCATTCCAAAGGCACTGGGCGAAAACTTGATTGCCAACTGCGGTGCACCGTGGTTGATTATACGGTATTTTAACATATATGGACCGAGGCAGCACGATCATTTTATTAGTGAGTTTGTAGATAGAGTCAAGAATGGCGAGTATTACATCAAAGGCGATGATACTAGAAGTTTTTGTTATATTGATGACGCAATTACTATGACACACGATCTTATAAAAAATCATAGTGGACACATTGTCAACGTTGGCAGACAAGAAGAAATAAAAATAAGTACAGTAGCAAAAGTTATTATGAAGTTAATGGATGTTGATCCTACCCGACTTGAAATAATGGATGCACCCAAAGGCAGTGCAAAACGTAGATGTCCTGACACTACACTAGTAAAACAATTAACAGGATTCAACAATTATACTCCTTTGGAAATTGGTTTAAAGAAAACAATAGAAAGTTTATAATGAGAATAGGTATAGTAGGACTAGGTGCAGTTGGCACAGCAAACAAGCAAGGGTTTGAACATTTAAACCACGAAGTAATCGGACATGACATCAAGCATAATACAAAAATACAAGATGTTATAAACAGCGAAATTGTATTTGTTTGTGTTCCTACTCCGCAGTCTGCAGATGGCAGTTGCGATACAAGCATAATCGAAAGTGTAATTGCAGAACTCGGCACCCACGAGTATAAAGGTATTATTGCAATACGCAGCACAGTTGAGCCAGGATTTACACAGCACATGATAGACAAATTTAAAAGTTTGACTATTTGCTTTGTTCCAGAGTTTTTAAGAGAACGTTGTGCAACAGATGATTTTATTCATAATCACAAACTACTTGCAGTAGGCACACACGACATTTGGGTATATAGAAAAGTTGTTCGGGCGCACGGAGACTTACCTCAGCATACAGAACACTTAACTCCTAGTGAAGCAGAAGTGCTAAAATATTACAACAACGTATATGCAGCATTGCGTGTTACGTTTGCCAATGTAATGTATGAAATATGTGATAAATTAAATTGTGATTATACAACTATCAAAAATGCTTATATTAAAACCGGAAAAGCAACAGACATGTATTTAGATGTAAATCCAAGTTTGCGAGGGTACGGTGGCATGTGTTTACCTAAAGATACACAAGCTATAGCTGCATTGCTAGATAAACTAGAGCTTGACTTTGATCTGATCAAAAGTATAAATCACGACAACAGCAAGTTAAAAAGAACAGTGTTCAATGGTATGAGAGAATGAAAAAAAATCCTTTACGTGGAAAGTCCGAAGCACAAGCAGGACAAGATTTATTTGCATTAGAAGTTTGCAAAAATAAAACCTATATTGAAATCGGCGGCAGTCATCCGAGACGCATCAATAACACATTCAATCTAGATTCCAATCACGGATGGAACGGATTTAGTATTGAACTAAACGACAAGTGGAACAATGCATGGGACACATCATCAAGAAACAATCCTTGTTATTTTAAAAACGCACTTACATTTGATTACCTTGCAGCAATTCGCGAACAAGGAATGAATACTAAGGTTGGATATTTGAGCTGTGACATTGAACCGCCTAATAACACATATGCAGCTTTACAGCGTGTAATCAATCAAGGCGTTGAGTTTGAATGTATTACATTTGAACACGATTGGTATAATTTCCCTGATACAACCTTTAACGAACAAGCAACCGACTTTTTAAAGAAGCACGGATATAAAGTTGCTGTTAGAGATGTATTTTGTAAAAAGTCTTGGCTACCATACGAAACATGGTACGTTCGTGAAGACATAGTATTCGAAGAACTAGACTTTCAACAATGGCGTGCAAACAAGGTACAAACTCTATAATGTTAATAGACCGTCCCGATTTAGTTGAATTGATTGGTGAGTCATTGATATATGAACAAGCCAACAGTGTAACATATGCACGTTTTAGAGATGAACCGAAAAAAAGTTTATATGCAGGACGTTGGATAATCGGTGGTAGTGCTGAAGAAATTGCTATAGCACAAGGTTATTTGAGTTATGATAGTTGGAAAGAATTATTCAGTTTAGCAGACAAAAATCCTACTCTTAGAAAACAACTTGACAAAACTCTTGACATATATTATCTTATAAAAAATGGAAAATAAAATGAAAATTATAGCAGGACCTTGTCAGCACGAGAGCTTGGAGCAAAGTAAAGAAATTGCACTCGAGTGCAAGCGTGTTTGCGATCAGTATGGATTTGAATATTATTTCAAAGCATCATTTGACAAAGCTAATCGTACAAGCATCAATGGCAAACGTGGAGTAGGGCTGTCTTCAACTATACACGATTTCCGTGTACTAAAGGAAGAACTAGGATTAAAAATTCTAACAGACGTTCACGATCAAAACCACGTGTTTCATGTTAAGGATGTAGTAGATGTGATACAGATACCAGCATTTTTGTGCAGGCAAACTGATCTTATTATAGCAGCGTGTAATACAGGAAAAATTGTCAATATTAAAAAAGGACAGTTTCTTGCACCATGGGACGTAGCTGGAATACTAAGTAAGTGTACAGATGCTAAAGAAATATGGATAACCGAAAGGGGAACTAGCTTTGGATATAATACCTTGGTTGTTGATTTCACCGGCCTTAATTATATGCTCGATAATTTTGATGTACCTATTGTTTTCGACGCCACGCACAGTGTACAAAAGCCAGGCGGCCGTGGAACTAGTAGCGATGGCAATCGTTCTTATGTCCCTGGCTTGGCTCGTGCAGCTAGTGCTTTAGGAATTAAAAATTTCTTTTTAGAAGTTCATCCTGATCCAGATAATGCACCTAGCGACGGACCAAACATGTTGCATTTAAAAGACTTTGAAGATGTTGTAAAACAAATTAAAGTAATCGGTGATGCAGCAAGGGGGTATACTTGGTTATGACTACAGCTATTCTTATACCAGCAAGATTTAGTAGTTCTCGATTTCCGGCTAAAATGCTTGCTGGGTTGAACGGAGTACCTCTTGTTCGGCACGTATATGATAAGTGCAAAGCAACAGGATTAGATACCTACGTGTTAACCGATGAGCGTCGAATTGCACATCAAATACCTTACAGTGATGTAATTTTTACAAATGATGCAGAAAATGGTACAGACCGTTGTATGCAGGTTATTGATAGAGACTTGCAATACGATCGTTACATAAATGTTCAAGGCGACATGCCCGACATTACTACAGAAATTATACGTGCTGTCGAATCGCAGTTGCAACACAGCGATGTATCAACTGCATATACTACAATGGATTTTAACTTGCGAAATGATCCAAACACTGTTAAAATGATACACACTAGAGGAAGAGCTCATTGGTTTTGTAGAGCAAGTCTTATGTATGGTGATCATCACTTGGGTGTTTATGGATACAACAGAGAAGCAAAAGTTATGTATAAAAATAGTACCAAATTTCCAGAAGAAGACATCGAAGCTCTTGAACAACTACGTTGGATACAAAACGGTATTAAGGTTGGTGTAGTAGAGGTTGACTTCAACGGAATCGAAATTAACACTCCTGAAGACCTAATCGCGTGGCATCATAAAAATGGCAAATAAACATATCGATCTATTTAAAGAAATGATGCCAGCAATTGATCACGGTGCAAAGTCTGCATGGGACGAAGCAAACGACGACGAGCGTAAAGAAATCAAAGGCGACTTGTGGAATCTAAATAGATACATTAGTAGTGTAAACGGCGATCGTAGAAAACAAGAAATGCTGTTATACAAAGTAAACTTGCTTTATAACAAGGACTGGGCTACACTTTCGTCACATCCTAAGCTACAGTGGATGCTACTTTGTATAGCAGGAAAAACTGGAAAAAAAGAATTCCATCCATGGATTAAACTTGAGCGTAAAAAAGACACAAGCAATAAAGCTATAAAATTTTTACTAGAAATATATCCAACAATGAAATATGATGAGGCCGAACTACTTGCTAGAATATCTACAAAAAAAGAACTTAAACAACTTGCCGAAGAACACGGGTACGACAAGGTTGACTTCTAAATCACATACATGCGAATATTGTAATAAAAGTTTTAGCAAAGAACAGACATTGCTAGTTCACGTCTGTGAACAAAAAAGCAGGCACTTACAAAAAAACGAGAAACGTGTACAACTTGGGTTTTATGCGTTTCAACGCTTTTATAAGTTAAGCACTGGGCACAAGACTGAAAAGACTTACAGCGAGTTTGCTAGATCGTCGCTGTACAATGCGTTTGTTAAGTTCGGTAGCTTTGTTAACAATGTAAGACCGCTGTATCCTGACAAGTACATTGACTATGTAGTAACCAGCGGTGTTAAACTCGATCATTGGTGCAGAGACGACTTGTATGAAAAATACGCTGTCAATCTTATCAACAAAGAGGGTGTAGAAACTGCACTAGAGAGATCTGTAAACACAATGGTTGAATGGGCAGAAGAACACAACAGCGTCTGGAATCATTACTTCTTATACGCCAGTATAAACCGAATTACATGGGACATTAGAGATGGAAAAATATCTCCGTGGCTAGTTCTTAATTGCAAGTCAGGCAAAGAAGTTTTAGGCAAGCTCAACGATGAACAACTTAACATGTTGACAAATATTTTAAATCCACAACACTGGGCACTGAGATTTAATCGTCAACCTAAAGATGTAGAGCTGGTTAAAAACATTGCAAAGGAAGCAAATCTATAATGGATATTGATATTGACTTTGCAGACAGAACTGCAATTTTATCCAAGCTACAACATCACGTAGCAGCACTCGAAACCGGCAAGAAGCACAACACTGGTATCTATGTTACGCCTGTACCACACAATCCAATAGACAACATTGCAACCATTGACTACAAGATTGCTGAGGATAGAGGATACTTTAAGATAGACTTTTTGAACGTTAACATTTACAAAGATGTTAACGACGAAGAGCACTTAACTGAGTTATTGAATAAAGAACCGCTGTGGGAATTATTACAGCACAACGAAGTAGTGGATCAGTTGTTTCACGTATCTGGTCACGGTGATATTTTAAGAATACTAAAGCCAAGTGATGTTGAAGAATTAGCATGTGCGCTGGCAATTATTAGACCAGCAAAAAGATATTTGCTAAACACCGGCTGGGAAAAAATTAAAAACGAAGCCTGGACTAAACCCGATGGTAACCAGTATTACTTTAAAAAGGCTCACGCAATTTCTTATGCGTTTGCAGTAATAGTACATTTAAATTTAATTTGTGAACACGCTATCTAATTTTTTTTATAAGCTGAACACTTTTACGTTTTACTCTTTTAATTGCTAAGTTGTTAATATTAACACACGGTCCTATTACTAATTTTACATCCTTGCTGTTCATCGTTATCATACAGTAGCGTAACGACTCAATTTCTTTTCTAAGAAAAATGTTGATAGGTATCATTCTGTTTGATTCCCACCACCATATTTCTCCTAAATCAACCAACAACCGTTTATGCTCATTATTTTTTAAATTAGTATAAACAAACATTGTTGTAACATATTGATCTTGGTTTGAAATGATTCCGACATATTCGTTGCCGCCATATGCAACAACGCTGATGTAAGGAAACTGAGCTTCTATATCTTTTAATAACATTTACAATAAATACTTTATATTAGGATCCGGCATGCAATTAGTACCCAGATATTTAGTCAACGACAGAATAATTGTAGTATCAAATGATGCTGGATTCGTTACGGAGTTTAGACCAGTGTATAGTAGAACAATAAAAGTTTACAAAGGTATTGATAATACCATACAATTCAGATTATTAAATGCAGATCAAAAACCAGTAACGATAGAAGATAGTCCAGTGTTTGTAGCATTTGATGAAAATCAATCAAAGATTATAGAACGATCATGTACAGTCACTGACGACTCTACAACTGAAACTCGCGGAATGTTTGAAGTTGAAATAACAGAAAACGACTTGCTTAACATACAGCAACAGTATATTTCGTTTAACATTTATCTTGAAGCCACAGATGGACAAAGACAAGTAACCTATTCAAATAGAAACTTTGATAGTATGGGAATAATTTATATAGATTCTCGATCATATCCAGGACCAAAGTCTGCGCAAGAGCTTGCTTCCTTTGTAGAAGAAGATGACTATTGGGTAGCTGGCAGTACAGACGCAACCAAAATTACTGCATCACCGGGGTTAAATGGCAACGAAGCGTTGCACACTGTTGCAGTATATACAAATGAATTTGTAGGAACTGTTGAAGTACAAGCAACACTAGACAATCAAATTTCCGGACTCAACAATTGGACAACTGTTAGCACATTAACATTTGACGGCACCGAATCTGAGCCTGTGCCTGCAAACTTTAATGGTGTGTTTACATATTTGCGATTCAAAGCAAGTGCCGATCCTGCTGATAAAATTACCAAAATATTAGTTAGAAACTAATTGACTTAACACTACTACGGTGCTAATATATACAATATGAGCATCGTGTCTGATCTTCTGAATGTGTACTTGCCTGCAAAGCGCAAAACTACCCCAAGCGGTTGGGTGAGTTTTAATGCTCCCTGCTGTGTACACAACGGAGAGAACGTAGACACTAGAGCAAGAGGTGGATTAATCACCGAAGGCGAAGTTATCAGCTATCACTGTTTCAACTGTGGTTTCAAGGCAAGCTGGCAGCCTGGACGCAACCTAAGTCATAAATTTAAAAAATTATTAGAATGGCTTAACGCACCTGATAACGAAATTACAAAACTTGCACTAGATGTTATGCGCATCAACGAAGGTGTAGAAGTTCAAAAACATTCTATCGAGATGCCGACGTTTACAACAGTACCGTTACCGGATGATGCTGTTCGTCTTAGAGACATACCCGACTACAATGAAAACTGTTTAGCGTTTGAACAGTTTTTAAAGGTTGTAGATTACATGGGACAACGCAATCTAAAACTTGACGACACAGACTATTATTGGTCTCCTAGTCTTGCTTACAGAGAACGACTTATCATACCTTTCTTCTACGAAAATCGTGTTGTTGGTTGGAGCAGTCGTAGTGTAAACCCAGACAAGCAACCGAAGTATCTTACAGAATCACAGCCTGGATTTGTGTATGGGTTAGATGAGCAACGCCCTCAAAAAGTGTTTACGTTGGTGTGTGAAGGACCAATTGATGCTATACAAATTGAAGGGTGTGCGTTACTAGGAAGTGAAATAAATGATGCTCAGGCATTGTTGTTAAATAGGCTAGGCAAAGACATATATGTTGTTCCTGATAGAGACAAAGCCGGTAGCAAGTTAATTGAACAAGCTATTGACCGAGGCTGGGGTGTTAGTATGCCAGACTGGGATCTTGAAATCAACGACATAAGTGATGCTGTAGCCAAGTACGGAAGACTATATACACTGTATAGCATTGTAAGTGCTGCTGAAAGCAGCCCATTAAAAATAAGGTTAAAAGCAAAAAGATGGTTTGGATAATTAATATCGTTACATGGCCTTACCGCCGTATCGCAGAAGAAATTCGTTTTAGAAAACGTTTAAAAGAGTTACGCAAAAAAGACCCATTTATATACAAATGAAATTCAAGTTTTTACAGGATAAGTAGTAATACATGATAGTTTGGGGAATAAGTGCAAACAGTCATGATGCTGCATTGGCAGTTTTTAAATGTTCGGGTAAAGGCAACGGCACTCGAAAACATTTAAAATTACTGTTTGCAAGTCATGCTGAACGCTACAGTGGCATTAAGAATGATCCTCATTTAAATGCCGAGTTAATTTCAGAAGCTAAAAAGTATGGAGAACCAGATGAAATTATTTGGTACGAAAGGCCTTTACTTAAAACTCTTAGACAGTTTAGAGCAGGCCAAGGAATTCGGTTACGTGAAAACAACATTAAACATTACCTTAACTCTTATGGAATACATGCTCCTATTAAGTATGTTGATCATCATCATTCCCATGCTGCTGCCGGGTATTATACTAGTCCTTTTAGTGAAGCCTGCATTGTTAGTATCGACAGTATTGGAGAATTTGCAACTCTTAGTATCTGGCAAGCACGAGCCAATCGACTCGAAAAAGTCTACACACAATCGTACCCGCACTCGGTAGGATTATGGTATTCGGCACTCACACAACGAGTTGGATTAAAACCACAAGAAGACGAATACATTCTTATGGGTATGGCAGCATACGGTGACCCAGATAGATTGTATCGCAGTATACAGGATCACTTTATAGAATTAAACGATCCACAGCAGCACTGGTTGCCCGAGGCGCTGGTACACGTTAATCAAAATTTACATCGGGGGTGCCAGAACTGGCGACCTGATCTTGAAACAGAACAGGATTATTTTGATATAGCTGCTGGCGCCCAACGAGTTTATGAAAACATTTTCAATTGGGTGTTGCAATATGCATCCACTGTTGTTCCTTCTAAGAACCTAGTTCTCACAGGAGGGTGTGCGCTAAACTGTAGTGCCAACGGCATAGCATACAATTATTTCGACAACATATGGATCATGCCCAATCCGGGCGATGCCGGGTCAGCGATAGGTGCACCTCTTGCACATTATAATCAACACATAAAGTGGCCGGGTCCGTATTTGGGTCACACAATTGAAGGTGACTATCCTGTAGAAGAAGCATTGCATGAACTACTTACTACAGGTATTGTTGGTGTTGCTAACGGCGCTGCTGAGTTTGGTCCAAGGGCTCTTGGTAACAGAAGCCTGCTTGCTGATCCTAGAGGCATTGATATCAAGGACCGAGTTAACAAGATCAAGCGCAGACAAAAGTTTAGACCATTTGCTCCAGCAATACTTGCCGAGCATGTCAACGACTACTTCCAAGGACCCACAGGCCCTTACATGCAATACACCAGCGTTTGTACAGACCCCAATCTACCAGCAGTTGTTCACGGCGATGGTACTGCAAGGGTACAAACAGTTTCTGCAAAAGATAACCCAGGATTTAGACGTTTACTGGAACGTTGGTATGAAGAAACCGGTTGCCCTATACTGTTAAACACTAGTTTAAATATCAAAGGAAAACCGATAGTTAATACTGAAAAGGATGCTGAAGAGTTTGAAAAGTTGTATGGAGTACGTGTGTGCAAGGCTGCTGCGAAAAAGTAAACATAGTAGAACACATTAAAGAAATTGAGATTGACACACATACATACTGTATTACAATAATATATTGTGAAAATTGTGGTAGTTTAAAAGCAACAACAAACGTGAGACAAATAAAAAATGGCAACAAGACAAAACACTGACTACGGTTACGACATACAAAAGCTATATCTAGAAATGATGCTTACAGATGCAGAAACATTTGTTCGCTGCCAGAGTGTGTTTGATTCCAGCACATTTGATCGCCGGCTGTCGGATACTGCAAAATTCATAAATGAATATGTCACTGAACACAATGCCATGCCCACCTTTGACATTGTTAATGCAGCAACACACGCAGGGTTAAAGGACCCGGGAGTTCTAGAGGAAAACCATTATGACTGGTTGTTGCAGGAGTTTGAAACATTCAGCAGACACAGAGCACTGGAAGCAGCAATCTTAAAAAGCGCAGACCTGCTGGAAAAGGGCGAATACGGTCCAGTGGAAGACTTGATCAAACGTGCTGTACAGATTGGTTTGCAAAAAGACTTGGGCACAGACTACTGGCGTGATCCAAGAGAACGCTTGAGCGCAATCAAAGACAAGAACGGACAGATCAGCACAGGCTGGCCTACACTGGACAAGAAACTGTTTGGCGGATTCAACAGAGGCGAACTCAATATCTTTGCAGGTGGATCGGGTGCAGGCAAGAGTTTGTTCTTGGCCAACCTAGGTGTTAACTGGGCGTTGCTGGGCTTGAACGTGCTGTACTTGAGTTTCGAACTCAGCGAAAATCTAGTTAGTATGCGTATCGACAGTATGGTCACTGACATCCCTAGCAGAGACATTTTCAAAAGCATTGATGACGTGGAAATGAAAGTGCGTATGATTGGCAAGCGATCAGGTGCCATACAGGTCAAGTACATGCCCACAGGCAAAAACGCCAACGACCTGCGCAGCTATATCAAAGAATACGAAATCAAAACAAAGAAAAAGATCGACGTTGTACTGGTGGACTACTTGGATCTTATGATGCCCGTTGCAGCAAAGATTTCAGCAGAAAATCTGTTTGTCAAAGACAAGTATGTCAGTGAAGAACTGCGCAACCTGGCTATGGAACTGAACTGTATCTTTGTTACAGCAAGTCAGTTGAACAGAGCCAGCGTTGAAGAAATTGAATTTGATCACAGTCACATTTCGGGCGGCTTGAGTAAAATCAACACAGCAGACAACGTGATTGGTATCTTCACCAGCAGAGCCATGCGTGAACGTGGGCGCTATCAATTGCAGTTGATGAAAACTCGCAGTAGCAGTGGTGTCAACAGCAAGATCGATCTAGAGTTTGATGTGGACAGTTTGCGCATACGTGACATCGGTGAAGAGGACGAAGACAGCAACACTGCACCAAAGGGCAAAGCAAACGTGTTTGATCAGATCAAGCGAACCAGCGCACCCAGTGCAGCAGACTTGCCGGAAGACAGTGCAAAGATCTCAGCAGCCACTGACAGCACACGCTTGCGAGCATTTCTCAACACACTGGGCACAGAATAACACTACGCAAACCAACTGCGTATAACATCAAACAGGTTGCGAGCAGCCACCACTATCTCTGGTGCTCGTCTCACAGCCAGCGCACGATCAGGTGGGCGCAGATCCAGGCTCACCGAGTTGCTTTGATTGCCACCCAAGATCTGCCAATATTCTCTGCCATCTACCGTCACAGTGTTTACATAGAATCCCACATGTCCTTGCCAGCTCTGTCTGCCACGTGGAAATATCACCACATCGCCAGGACGAGGATCCTCATTCTTGTGATCCACCGGCACACCCCAATCCAAGAAGCTTCTAGCCAACAGTGGATACTCACTGACCGACGACGATCCTGCTGTACCCGTACGAGCCAGCACTGAGTTTACAAAAGCTGCACACCATTCGGTGCGTCTTGGATCTACTCCTAGGAAAGCTGTGAGTTCCGGTCTATGCTGAGTTTCAGTGTAGCCCAAGTATTCACCAGCCACAGCCAGTGTATCAGCATCAACGGGTCGTCGCAGCGGTCTTGGCACAGATTCCGGCACAGTAGGTTCTGCTACAGCATACACCACACCGCTGGCACCTTCACTGGCACTCTGCCGCAATTCCGCTACAGGTACAGCACAGCCCGACAACAGTAATATCAATAGTATCGCCCTCATGTAAATATTTAAGCAAACCCCACAGCGGAGCAAACCACCATCAGCAAGATTCCGCTGAACAGTCTGCGAAGCAGAAGCCGCCAAAAAAGCGCGAAGCGTTTGCGCAGCAAAAAATTTTCAGCGAAATCACTGCCACCAAAACACAAGATCATAGGCCAGAGTACTATTTGTATATAAAAATATCAAAACAACAAAACCGTGTCATACGGCCCCTAACGACACGCCGATAGACACCTAGCGACACGGTTCTAGATTTTACGTCATTTAGCACACAAGATAAATACTGTATGACAGCACAACCCACAGAGTTTCAACAACAGTTAGCAAACATACGAGCTAGGATTGAAGAACTTAGGCAGCGCATGGGTTTCACAGAAGACAACACAGTAAAGCCCGCAACTGAAAGTATATTGAAAACCTCAGTAGAACCCACGGTAACCACCACAGTAGAAAACCATAGCGCAGACCATCTACGAGCAGCACTGCGTAAACGCTCTAGCTGATCTGAACCGAATCAACAGCTACGTGAAACTGTGAATCTGAGTGTACTGTAATGTGCCAAGTTGCCATGCCACAGTGTAGCACACAGTAGGGTGGAGGTCAACCGTCCTGCGGACGGGCACCAAGCCCGAGGGGCTGTTGCGTGATAAAAAAATTAGCTGCGCAAAAAAATTTAGAGCCCGTGGTGTTTTTGGGAAAGGGTTTTTGTCGGATAAAAAAATCCCTGCGCAAAAAAGTATAGGGAAGTACTTACAGTTTCAAGGTGGTGATTTGGACACACCACTACTACGCTAAGTGCTTGATTTCAAATTTAAATTTGCTAGTGACCGACCTGGAGAAAAATTTTTTATTTTCTCATACCTGACCTCAAGAGAAAATCCGCAGCACGGCCAACACTGCGGATTGTTCATTATACATTGAGAAAGGAGCAGCCGTTGAGTCCTTTAGTCTGCTCTGCTGCCAGCGTAGGCAGTGTAGCCATACTTGGTGAGCACCTTTGCAGCAGCACGGGCACCTGCTTCCTTAGCGTCCATGCTCTGTCCTGGCCACTGGCTAGGGTTCCAAAGCTCGTAGGCTTTGCCAGTGTAGTCAGGACGCAGTCCAATCTCCTTAAGCGTTTGGCGCTCCAGCTTACCCAGTCGGGTATTGCCTTTGTGCCGGGGATACACTGTGACCCAAGCGAAGCCGCAGTACATGGGTTCGCCATAAGCGTTGCCGCCAGTCTTGGCTTTCCATTCTGCGATGTAGTCGTGTGCAGCAGCCGCAGCCGCAGTCAGAGTCTCGTCACGTACTGCAATGGTGTCCATGGTCAAAGTCATCTGTGTGTTCCTTTGTGTTGCCTACAGTGTTTATATAGTACGCTGCGGTGGAAGGTCAAGCCACTGTGGCGAAGTTTTCTTGCCGCAGAGGCAGATAGTTCTTGGCCACAGCATAACGGATCAAGTGACGATCCAGCGCAGTGAGTGTGGCCGCACGGCTAGGAGTCTCCAGTTCGAATGCCAGTTGGCTTGCGGCGTTGGAGATGCGATCGTTGGGATCGCGTTCAGCGGTGCAGCGCAGGTGGTACATCAGCCGCTGGACTTGTTGGGCAGTGAGCTTCATCATGCTTCCTCAATCTCAAGTGTTCTGTTGTCTAGTTTGGTGCGGGTCAATGCCAGTGCATCGGCGTGACTGGTGGTGACTGCAACGATCTCGCGGGTGTGATGGTCGCGTATGATATACACGTTAGAACTCGTCAATCAATGCAAAGTCGTCGTCGCCTTCATAATAGTCTTGGTAGTCATCTGCACTGTAGGTGTAGATGGTGCTGTATTCGCCGTTGCTCAAATGAACCGCAACATCAATGGTGTTGTATCCACCAAAGCCGTCCGCAACATATTCATCTGCCCAACGCAGGGCTTCACTACGAGTGTCAGCTTCATGCAGCAGGCATTCGCTGGTGTAGCCATAGTCGCCATAGATCTTGTACATCGCGTGTCTCCTGTGTTGCCTACAGTCTTTATATAGTGACTCGGAACTGGTTTGTCAACCTCTAACAGCGGGGTTTTGTGATTTTTTTATTCCAGCGCCTCAGTGCAGTCGCAGTCCATCCAATGCTCGCTCATGATGCTGTCATAGGCAACATCACGTTTGGCTTGCCATTGTCCCACAGTCTCAGGACTGAACACGAACACCAGCACAATCAGCCACGCAGTAGCAAAGAACAGGTTCATTGGGTAGTTTTGCATCTTACTTCTCCTCTTTCACGCCCATTGCACGGGCAGCGGCTACACCTGCTTCAGTGAGGTACAGCACACGGTTACGGGTCTCAGTTTCGACAAACAGGCAACCAGCATCATCTGAAGGTTTCCAAGCCTGCAAGCGAACCTCTGGGTTCTTCAGCAGTGCAGTCAGCGCCATCTTGCGAGCACGGTCGCCTTCGTTGTACTTTCCGTTGCAGCCGCACATGCAGCCAGGCTTGCCTGCGTACGAACGGACGGTGTGTTCCAGTGCGAGCATCGTGTATCCCTCTTCGTTGCTGCCTACAGTTATAATATAGTCGCCGTTCAACGGTTTGTCAAGAGCCTTCAGCCACTTTTTCTAGGTCTGCCAAAAGATTTTTCATCGCAGCGATACGCTCTGCGGTGGCGTGGAAGGTGCCGGAGTAACTCCAGCCCGACTTGAGTTCTGCTTCCAGCTCACGTGCCAGTCGTGCCCGTTCCTTGCGTTCCGCTTCATGTGCCAGTTCCGCACGGAGTTGGGAAGCGTGAATCAGACTTGGACCATACAGGTTCTTGTAGGAGTTTCCTTGCTTGTCAAACTTGACAAGGAGATCTTTGCCAGTGTCTACCCAAATATGACCGTGACCGTTGATCTTGACAACACGACCAAACGCCGCGCTAGACAAGCCATAACGGGTGCGCCGCGCAACACCAACTTCGTCGCCGGCATTGAGATTCAAGTATGCCATCTGCTTGTGCTCCTCTAGCAGTGTTGCCCTACACGTTATATATAGTCATGGTGACCTCAAAGGTCAACCTCGAACTCAATCTTTTTTTTAGATTCCGTCGTAGTCGGGCAGTGCCTGCAGGACGGGGATTTCCTTTTGGATGATCTCCATCTCCTGTGCTTCGGGCACGGGCGGCATGGAGTAAGCCATAGCCAACCAGCCAATGGTGTATTCTGTGCCACGCTTCTGACGCAGGAGTTTGACGAAGTCTTGCTTGGCGTAAAACGGTTTGGTTTCCATCTTGTGCTCCTTGCTGCCTACACGTTTAATATAGTAGGTGCGACCCTGGTTGTCAAGAGCCGCACCAGAATTTTTTTACATGCTCCAGTAGGTTTCGCTAGCAGGAGAGCAAGCCAAGGGCGTGTTCACACTCTCTTCGTACTCAGCACCGCTCATCAAGTTAACTCGCACAACCTTGCGCTCAATGTGACGGAAGTAGTATTCTTTCTCTGCGATGCCGTAGCAGTAGATTGGATGATTGGAATCTGTTTGCAATTGACCCTTGCCCATCCGAGTCAGTTGAGCTTGAGCGGCAGCGTGAGTCTTGTACTCCTTGCTGACGATGCGAGTGTCGTGCCGATCGTAAAGAAAGTATCCCATCTTGCCCTCTTGTGTGTTGCCCTACTCAGCATATATAGCACGCCAAGTAGGGCTTGTCAACCGGTTTATGCTGAGAAATTGTGTTCTCTGAACAGAACGTCTAGCACACTGTCAATGGTCTCTCTGTCTGTTGCCAGCAGTTGATAACCGTGTGCGAGCAGTGCGCTCTTGATGGAATGTCATTGTGTTGCCCTCTACTGTGTTGCCCTACATGTTTAATATAGTAGGTGGCAGACGGGTTGTCAAGAGGCAAAATAAAAAAAAGATGAGCTCGTAGGATGAGGGCGGTCCTACGAGCTCTATGGCAGCAGAGCGTGAGGGCTTTGCTCGCTGCCTACCGCGGTGCGGAGCGTGAGGGCTTATCTCAACGCATCACGGTATTCTCTGCAAAGGTTTCCCAGCGATCGGGGAAAGCCACTGCTAGATCGGCGACTTTGAGTACAGTGCGGAGACTCAGCTCGCGCAGTCGCTTCTTGTTAACGTCCACGAAGTCAATGATGTCTAGTTTGACTTCGTCACTGAGGTTATAGCCCGACAACATGCCATCTTGGATCACTTGACGGATGCGCAACATCTTCTCACGCTCAGTGTCAATGGTAAGATCCATGTAGTGGCAACGGCTTTCCAGTGCCTCCAAATGCTCCCGAAGTTTACCTTTCACCTTGTCGAACTTGAGGTTGGTGATAAAGATTGCGCTGGCTTTGAAAGTGAAGCAGTCTGGCACACCTTCGTTGCGCAGCTTGTGGCTATCCGTGTTCCAGTGGATCTTACGATTCTTCTTCGAGTCCAGTGCAGCTTTGAGAATGTTCAGCGACAGTTCGTCCGAGAAGATGCTGTCACAGTCGTCAAAGACAATAACGTTGCCTTCGTCTGCCATTTTGTAGAGTTTAGCGTACAAGCCAAGAGCACTCATAGCACCCTTCACAACCTCGTGTGTCTTGCGCCCGCCCATGTCTTCCATGATCTTGTAACGATCGAGAACTTCTTCTACGCCGTGACTCTTGCCCACGCCCGGAGGACCTGATACGATCATGGCACGTACATCGCCCTTCTTCACAGCTTTGGTCATCTCACTGAGCATGGAGAACCGTTCGCGCAGTCGTTCGATGATCTCTGCATCCGACTCTTCTTGGCCTGCGGCGGTTATGGAGCCCTCAGTTTCAACAACCGAGTCTGCACCTGCTACCATGATCTTGATATTACGATCAGGAAAGCCAGGGACAGCCGCACCATCAACTGTCACATAACCGCCGCGAACACCAACCTTATAACCTTCTGCCACGGGCAAGGTCATGCCGGCAACATCAACCATCTTGCCCCGTAGTTTAAACTCTCCGTCTTGAAACATCATATTCATAGTCAAACCCTCATTTGCTTTGTCTGTTCAGTATATACGATCTGTGATCGCTGTCAACCGTTTTGTGCCAACATGAACAGTGCCATCATCCAACCCAGCAGTGCAAAGCCTACAATCACACCAGTGCCAGTTGAAAAGAACTTCAGCACCGCAATGACCATACCCAGCGCAATCAAGCCCGACAGGCAGATCATTACGATAGCGATACTGGTAGCCAACATGTTATGCCTCCTCTTTGGTCATAGCATCGATCACAGTCTGGATCTGCTGATCAAATTCGCCTTTGTAGGGCAGTCCGAAGTGCCAAGCCACATAGTCCGAACCATAAGCCAGATCAAACTTGGAGAGCTGTTCAGCTTCAAGGATCCAACGGATGGCAGTCAGCTCGTCCTTAGCACCTGCCAACATCGTGCCTTGGACACGCTGGTGGAACTCAATCTCTGCACGAGCATAGGCGTCCTTCTGGCGTGCTGTCTCCGCTGCCAGTTCCTCCAGCAGGTTGTCCCACATGGATTGACGAGTGTCGTCGCCGCACTGGCTCCACTCTTCCCAGAAGTACTCGGAAGGACGATAGCCGCGAGCGTCCTTGTGGAGGTCGGAAACGATCTGCTCATCGAAAGTATACATATTGTGTCCCTCAGTTCTGTTTGCCCTACATGTTTAATATAGTAGCCTCACAGCCGTTTGTCAAGAGGTAGATGAAGATTTTTTTCAAACTTCTTGTGGCGGTCCCTGGAGGACTCGAACCTCCGACCCACTGCTTAGAAGGCAGTTGCTCTATCCAACTGAGCTAAGGAACCAGCAAAAGAAGTTTGGTAGGGGATACCGGACTTGAACCGATAACCTGCCGATTATGAGTCGGACGCTCTAACCAATTGAGCTAATCCCCCCAAACTTTGGTACGGGCACCCGGACTCGAACCGGGATGCATTAAGCGAGAGATTTTAAGTCTCTTGTGGCTACCATTTCACCATGCCCGCATAGATTTATTTATACTGGTACATTCTCGAACATATCGTCAATTCGACATTGACGTTCCGTCTCTTCATCGATTTGACAAACTTCTGTTTCCAGCCGAGCAATGTATTGATCCAGTGCTTGGCGAATCTTAGCTGTCGGAAGTTCGGCAATATCGCCTAGCTTGCTGATGACTGCAATCAGTGTCATGTAATCGTTCATTGTGTCCCTCTTTGCTGTCTACATGTTTAATATAGTAGATGATCTGCCGTTTGTCAAGACCTAAAGATAATCTTTTTTAAGTCTTTCCAACATCTCTTCAGCATCAGGATAGCGTTCCATCAGCGACAGTTCTTCTTCATAGCTCTCTTGCACCATCATGGTCATCAGAGTCTGTGCTTCTTGGCGCACCTGCACGGGCAGCATTGCCAAAAGATCTTCCACTGCTTCTTCTGTGTTGCAGTTCCAAAGCCGATCGCAGAGTTCAACCTGCTGGCTGGTAAGTCCGTTGAGAGTCAATGTCATGTTAGCAGGTCTCCATCACATAGCCGTCCTCTTCTGCTTGCCGCAGCAGGTGTTCAATATAGTCCAGGTAATCTTGGATAGTCAAGTCCATTTCATTCTCCATTGATTTTATCACACATGCCAGTGACGGCAGCCATCGCAGCACCTTGACCCAGTGCAAAGGTATACCAGCCGCATTTAGAAAAGGTATAGGCTGCGGTGCTGACGATCAACATCAGTACAAACCCCACCATTGCAAAAAAAGCCAAAGGGTTCATATCGTTCTCCTTATGCTGGAATCTTTTTGATGTTGAGGTCTTGTGCTTCGTAGTCAGCGTCGATAGTGCCGCTGACGAAGTAACGACGACGAGTGCCATCGTGCTCAAAGCCCACCTCGTGAGTATAGTTCTCCTTGGGCAGGTAAGCAAAGCCGCGATAGTTATCAGTCTCCATCAACACGGCTTCGATCACCGCAGCAACCGCCTCACGCTCTTCAGCGGTAGTGTGCTTGGCAGCAAGAAAGTTATTCGCAATCCGCAGTACCTTGCCAACTTCGATCGTCTTACGTGCCATCTGCGTGCCTCCTGGCGTTGCTGTCTACAGTTTACATATAGTGGCCGCAACCCGCTTTGTCAAGAGGGCTGCGACATTTTTTTATGCTTCTTCTGTTTCTGTT